AATGCATTATAAAGTAACTAAACTCAACAGGCGTAATACTTGGTACCAGCATTTTACACATCGTGTAGAAGTTGCACGCCACTATAACGATCGTCAACTGTTTGACCGTACTGCTAACTTTATGCAGTTACGGCAATGGTGCTGGGACCAATTTGGACCCAGTGTAGAAACCTACTATTGGGAACAGCTAAAAATCACAGAACAAGCACATTTAGCCAACGATAAGTGGGCCTGGTATGTTAATGTACACGACGGCTATAGAACTTTCCTATATTTTGCTGACGAAGCAGCTCTATCATTTTTCAAGCTCAATTGGCCCGTAACTAGCAAGCGTTAAACTGATAAATAGTTATAACAGGAGTAAGTTATGACTATATCAGTTAAAATGCTAAACGACAGTATTAAGAAGATCAGCGAAACAAATACGCTGCTTGATATGCTGTTAGAGTTTGAGCATGTACTAGATAACCTAGAGCTTTATGCTTACAAGAATTGGATTAAGGGTGAAATACTAGAAGGCCCTACACTAGACCGTCACTGGGTCAGTGTAAAACTAATGTACCGCAGCAAGGACATGCCCGATCCAGATGGTGCCAAAAGAATTCTTGCTCGAGGTGGTTTTGTAAAGTATGTTAAAGAAACCCTGCTTACTCCTCGCAAAGTACGCACATTTGACGACATTACAGTTGAAGTAACACCCGACGGTCGTAACCGCTACAAAGCAAGAACTGATAGCCATCCTATTTGGGTAGTTGAAATCAAGCTACCAAGAAAATATGTTGATGAATTTTCAACAGACGTCGTCCAAGCGGACGAAGATGCGTATGTTGATTTAGAATCACTAAACAGCGAAAACGAGATTCAGGCACAGCAAGCACCAATGGCACCAGTGACACCTGCACTACCCGCAGGAGGTAGCATCTAATGAGCCTACATGAAAATGATCTTAAAGATACTGTACTAAGCAAAATCAGTATTGACGAGTTTGAACCTAAAACTGGTGATGCCAAAGACGTTCTAGTAATGGGCTTTTATGTAACTGAAGATTCAGTTGGTCACGACCTTTATAAGTTTCTCAGCGGTTCCATTCAAGAAGTTCGAGACCTAGAAGTTTCACCCAATCCAAATGAAGATGGTTACTATATGCTGTTCGTTGAGATGGACCGTAACGAAAAGGCTGTCGAATCAATAAAGTTTTTTATCAGTGAAACCGAGCGAGTAGCAGGCAAGCTAAATTGGAAAGCAAGAACTTATCTAAACGATGATTACTTACCCCTTGCTGAAGAAGAAGTATATCAATATATCATTACTGATCCTAGCAAATATGTTACCCGTGAAGAGTTTGAAGCGAGTCGTGCTGCTGAAGAAGCACAGCGAGTTGAGGAAGAGCGTATTACAGCCGAAGCACAATTAGGTGAAAGTAACAGCCAGTCAATTTTAGAATTCCTGCGACCCACAAATCTTTTGCGTGCCGGTATTAATGATGGTAAATTACATATACAGGACGCTCGAAATACTCTAAGTTTAGAAATAGTTGATTTTGGCATCGGTAAGGAAATACTACAAAATCACGGCATAGCAGAAAGTGCTATCAAGTCTGATTTTGATCGTACACTATTTGACAAACTAAAAGGTATGTTGGGAGAAATGAAAGCATTACCAATTGACCAATACATTGTGATTTATAATCCAACTGATCAGGACCAGGTACTGCTAACAAAAATAACATAAAAGGAACACACATGTTCGGACTCATCCCGTTACCGGTTAAAATTTTTGCATTGATATTTCTAGTACTAGGCGCTGCGGGTTGGGGCTATATGAAGGGCTCTGCCCAAGCAGAAATTGCTCTTGCTAACTATCAAGCCAGCGCCGAAAAACAAATTTCAGATCTAAAAACTGAAAATTCTAAGATTTCAGATAATGTAACAACTCAGTTTGTGGATAGAACTAATACTATCCGAGAGAAAGAAATTATCTACAGAGACGCAACTGCTTCACTTGGTTCAAGCGTTCAGTTATCAAATGGTTGGATTCATTTACACGATGCAGCAGCCAAGCTGGCTAATCCCGATATGGCCCTAGCATCTGATAAATCGCCATCAGGCGTTATGGATAACAGCGCACTAGCTGTGGTAATGGGCAATTATGCTGTCTGTAAACAAAATGCAGAACAACTAGAATCCCTACAAAAATGGATCAGAGATAACAAAGCAGCCGTTGATGCTGCTAATGCCAAAAATGGAGAAGGTAAGTGAAAAAGTTATTGATTATTCCTTTGGTATTAGCACTAGGTGGTTGTGCCATGTTTACAAAGACCAAACTAGTACCGCAGGCATACATGCCAGATCCCCCAGAAATCCTAATGCGTAAGCCAAAAGATTTAAATACTATCAAGAAAGAAGAACCTGTTACAGCAGTAGAGGCTACATCTACCCCAGATCCACAGAAATAAGTTGACTTTTACTTGGTTAGAAGTTAAACTTAAAATATGGATTATTATGAAGTTCTAGGCGTTAATAGAAACGCTTCGCCAGAAGAAATCAAAAAGGCTTATCGACGGCTTGCAATGGAACACCACCCTGACCGAGGTGGTGATATTAAAAAGTTCCAAGAGATTAGTCAGGCATACGACACCCTCAGTGACAGCAACAAGAAATCGCAGTACGATAATCCATCACAGTATGAAAATTGGACTCCGCCAGAATGGGCCGGGCATGACCCGTTTGGGCAGGGTAGCCCATTCAATGAAATGTTTGGGGATATTTTTGGACGGCGGCAGCAGGTTAAACGAAACCCCGACGGTGTAACTGATATTACTATAAGTGTAGCACAGGCTTATACCGGTGCCGAGGTTACTCTAGATTTAGGATATGTAAAAGACACGCTATCTATACCTGCAGGTGTAAGAGATGGCACTAAATTTAGAATGCACGGTAAAGGTCCCAGTAGATTTAAGGACCTTCCTCCAGGTGATCTAATTGTAAGACTCAACATCACTTATCCAAACAATCTAGGTAGAGAAAATGATGATTTGTTTATACGAGTCAATGTGGATGCCATGGATGCCATGCAGGGTACAGAAATTGACTACACACATATTTCAGAAAGACAAATAAAAGTAAAAATACCAGCTGGTGTACAACCTGGTGCTAGATTGAGAATTCAGGGCTGGGGTATGCCTAACCCGCAAACAAAAAGGTACGGCGACTTATATGTTTTAGTTAGCATTTCAATTACCAAACTAACAGATCCGCAACACATTCAATGGTTAAATATTATTAAAGAAGAGACAGGTAACAGTACTAATGAGTAAGAAGAATCAAGCAGTAGAGAAAATTTTTGTTGCAGCAGCTAATAATGCTAATAATCTAGGTCACGAGTATGTCTGCCTAGAACATATTATGCTGTGTCTGCTGGAGTACAAAGATATTATAAACCTAGCTACTGATTTAGAGGTTGACATTGACCAAATTAAATCAGACATCACTAATTATCTTAACGATACCGGTCTCAACGGACTTGCAACACCCAACGGGCAAAAAGGGCCGCCGAAGAAAACCCACACCGTAGATAGAGTTTTACAGCGCAGTTTAGCACAGGTTCTCTTTAACAGTAGAAACGAAGTTATTCCGTTAGATTTGTTGTTGAGCATTCTAGCAGAAGAAAGTTGTCACGCTAAGTACTTCTGCGAGATCAACGGGCTGTCACGAGTTAGAATCTTAGAGCATATTGATACTATTAATCGCAGCGTTGAGAACGAAGAACAGCTTAAAGAATATACTGTAAATCTAAACAAGGAAGCTGAAAACAGTAAAATTGATCCGTTGATTGGTCGCCATGAAGAAGTTAACGATCTAATACACGTTCTTGCTCGCCGCAAAAAGAATAACTGTGTACTAGTGGGCGAACCCGGAACAGGTAAGACTGCAATTGCAGAAGGACTCGCTAAGAAGATCGTAGACGGCGAAGTGCCGGAGATTCTCAAGAACAAGATTGTTTACAGTCTAGATATTGGTAAGCTACTAGCGGGTACACGCTATCGCGGTGACTTTGAAGAACGCATTAAGGGCGTATTGCAAACGCTTGAAGCTAATCCTAACACTATTTTGTTCATTGACGAAATCCATATGATCATGGGTGCAGGCAGCGCAGGCGGCAGCAGCGTTGACGTTGCTAACTTGATTAAGCCTGTACTAGGCAAAGGCCGTTTGCTAACCATTGGTGCAACCACACCAGATGAATTTGCAGAAAGTTTTGAAAAAGATCGCGCATTGATGCGTCGATTTGCAAAACTGGACATTCAAGAAACTAATGTTGCAGATACAAAACTTATTGTGAAAGGACTAAAGGAATACTACGAAGATTTCCACAATGTGAAGTATGACGACACCCTGTTAGACAAGAGTGTTGAACTCACTGATCGGTATGTAAAGACTCGTTTCTTCCCAGACAAGGCACTAGACATTGTTGACGCTGCTGGCGCTACCGTAAAACTACGCGGAGATACAGATGTAACCATGAAGGATATTGTTAGCGTAATTGCTAAAATTAGTAAGATTGGTGTTGATGTAGTTGACACGGAAAGCACAACTGGTTATAGAGATTTGGATGTTCGTATCAAAAATAAAGTATACGGACAGAACGACGCAGTTGATAAGATTGTTGAATCAATCCTTGTTAGCAAGAGTGGACTCCGAGAGCCAAACAAGCCCATTGGTAGTTTCTTGTTTGTAGGCCCAACCGGTACAGGTAAGACTGAAACTGCACGAGCCCTAGCAGCAGAATTACAAGCAAAGCTGGTTAAGTTTGACATGAGTGAATATCAAGAACGACACAGCGTTGCTAAACTAATCGGTGCTCCTCCAGGCTATGTTGGTCATGCTGAAGGCAAGATGGGACAAGGACAATTGCTAGCCGCAGTTGAGGATAGCCCTAACTGTGTACTACTACTTGACGAAGTTGAAAAGGCTGCACCAGAAGTACTACAGGTTCTGCTACAGGTCATGGATGACGGTCGACTAACAGGCAGTACCGGTAAAACTGTAGACTTTACTAATGTTGTGCTAATTATGACTAGCAACCTAGGTGCTTCTGCTGCTGAAACACTAAAGATTGGTTTTGGCGATCAGAAGAAAACAGGTGAAATTGGTAAGGCTGTTGAAAAGTTCTTTACTCCTGAATTCCGCAATCGTTTAGATGGTGTGGTGCAGTTTAATAAACTTGAAAAGACTCTAATGATCAAGATTGTTGAGCGTCTGATAAAAGAAACCAATCAACTACTTGCATCCAATGAGCGCGACATTAAAATTGAACTAACAGAAGCAGCAATTAAACAGCTAGCCGAAGAAGGGTACGAGCCTAGTATGGGTGCAAGACCGCTGAAGCGAGTATTTGAAGAAAAGATTAAAAAGCCGCTGAGTAAAAAGGTGTTGTTTGACAATATCGACAAGGGCACGGTTACAGTTGACTATGATTCGGAATTTAAATTTACATCCTAATATTGAAGTCTTAGGCGATGAGTCTAAGCCTTTCAAAATAATACCTAGCCAAACAATATATTATAATACCTATACATATAAAATTGTTTTTGATGCTAGTCCGTACAAAGAAAATAGATCTGATCTAGATGCTTATTTCAAGCTATTAGATGAGCTGTATGGTGTTGTCAAAACAGATTTAGAATCAAAGTGTTCATTTAGATCAGCAAAGAATAACATACTGGAAATCCTTTGTTATTTGGTATCATATGAAGATTACAAACTACTATTGAGTAAGTTTCCTCAATTTGTAAAACATGTAACTGGGCCCATAAACGACGAGCACCATAAACTGTTGCGGGCTAGGGAATACCATGTTGAGCCGAGATCATCTTATTGGTATAACAAATACGATGCAAAAGTTTATGCATTTATGCCCTATAGGGCTACACAAAATTTAAGAAAAGACGAGCGTATCGTATTACATACAGAACTATTAACAGCACTGGGCGATAGTATCCCGGAACACGCATTAAAAATTTACAACCAATTTCCCACAGGATCTAGCAGCGTAGAGTTTTATACTAAATTGGATGAATTTAATCAATACTATCCATTTCTAAAAATGATGCACAACAACTGGACCTTTCGTATCACCAAATGTATACTTTATCAAAAATGATAAATACTTAAAAGGACTAGGGGATTTTAAATGAGCATCAACCGTCGAAGTGTAACTATTTTGAGTGCCACAGGCACCGAAATGAACAAATACTCCACCGTAGTAAAAGGTGATAGTTATTACGGCTATACCGATGGTTTTCATACTATTCAAGTTATCTACAATCAATTTGTAGGCCGTTTAAGACTTCAGGCTACCCTGTCGCTGGATCCAACAGCAAGTGATTGGTTTGATGTTGTACCATCGAACACACTAGGCACTTCTTTTAATGAAGCCGGATTCGTTCAGTTCAACGCAAACGATCCCGCAGCAGGCAGTGAAGCCTATAGTTTTAGCGGAAACTTTACATTTATTAGAGTGTATATGGACCGTGAACATGTGGGTGACGGCACCACATACGATCCTTCCTACGGACAAATTAGCAGAGTTATCCTATCAAGCTAAAGTGATAAATAGTTGTTAATAACAGCTTAGATATCACTGCTGGTAGGAACAACGATGGCTAATACATTAATTGAGTTAAACGATACCCCCTCTGATTATTCCGGCAAGGCGTTAACATTTCTTCGCGTTAATGCTAACGAAACTGGAATTTCCTTTGCTTCAGCAGAACTTGATGATTTAAATGATGTTCAAACCAGTGGTGCTTACTTGCCCAGTGGTGGACAAGCATTAATTTATAGTTCAGCAGCAGGTAAATGGCGCCCGGGTACAGTTGACGTTTACAGCGCAGGCAATGGTATTAGCAAAAGTGCGCTAACACTTAATGTAGTTGCTGGTGCAAGTGGCGGCTTAACATCAAACACAAACGGTGTATACATTACTGATATCGCCAATGTATCGGGTACATGGGGCAATACCAGTTATATTCCTGTCATCACTGTAAACAGCAAAGGCCAAATCACAAGTGTAACACCAACACTAGTAACAGCAACCCAAGCTACAACAATTACCAATTCATTTGTTGGTAATGTTAACGGCACAGCAGGTCAAATTAGTGTTACAGGTGGCACAGGCAATAACTCAAATGCAACACTAAATCTTGTTGCTACTGGTGTAACATCAGGCACATACGGTAATGCTACACTTATTCCAAGAATTACAGTTGACACTTATGGTAGAATTCAAAACGTCGATACTGTGGCAGTATCTGGTGCAGGCGCAGGAGGCAATGGATCATCCCTAGGTTTTGCAAACATCCTTGTAGCTGGCCAAACCACAGTTAGTGCTGACCGTGCCGAAGACACACTGACTCTTGTTGCTGGTTCTGGTATTACAATTACTACAACAGCAAATGCTGATACTATTACTTTCTCTTCAGACACAGGAACTATTAATCTAGCTGATCTAAACGATGTTGATGCCTCAGGTATCACAAACGGTCAAGTACTAATTTGGAACAGCAGTACCAGCAAGTTTGAAGCAGGTAACATGGCCGCTGGAGGTGGTGCAGGTAACAGTAACCTAAGTTTAACTGACTTCAGCGTGTCTACTGCTGCACCAAGTGGTAACGGTGCTCTAACATATAACAATACAACTGGTGTGTTTTCATTCACACCTGCTAACATTTCAGCAGTTACACAAAGCCTAAGTTGGAATGCTTCAACCTATGTGCTTTCAATCAGCAGCGGCAATTCAGTTAACCTAAGCGTACTAAAAGATTCAGATACCGATGCTCAAACATTGAGTCTAAACGGCAATATTATCACAATTAGTGGCAGTAACAGTTCAGTTAACCTAACATCTGCATTAGGTAATGTTGCTGGCAATTACAGCGACTCAAATGTTGCAGCATATCTAACAGCAAACAGTTACGCCACCCAGACCTATGTCAACACGGCCAACACAAACATGAAGGCTTATGTTGATGCAGGTCTAGCAAATGCAGCAGGTAACTATGGTAACTCAAATGTTGCGTCGTATCTAACTGTTAATAACTATGCAACACAATCATATGTAACCACACAAATTAATAACCTTACTGCTGGTGCACCATCAGCACTTGATACATTAGCTGAAATTGCTAACGCTCTAAACAACAGCAACTCAACATTGGCCACTGTGGCATTTACAGGTAACCACTCAAGTCTAGCGAATAGACCGTCAATGAGCCTGGCTTCAAATACATACTTGTTATATGACGGTTCAAATGTTAACTTATCAAATGTAATCGGTCAACAAGGTATTCAAGGTAATACTGGCGTAAGTGTATCATCAGGTTCTGTAGTTGCTAACGGTAATTTAATTCTAACTCTAAGCAATGCCGCAACAGTTGATGTAGGCAATGTTCGTGGCACTGATGGTGTGTTTGTAAGCAATGCATCTATCTCAACAAATAATTTAATCATTACTCTAAGTAACACATCAACTATTGATGCTGGTAATGTTCGTGGTCCACAAGGTATACAAGGTCTAGCAGGTGACGGTAATGCTGGTATTGCTAATGCTACTGTAGCAGGCAATAACAATCTAATTATTGGACTTGTAAACGGCACATATATTAATGCTGGTAATGTTAAAGGTCCGCAAGGTGATCAAGGTAACGCCGGAGTAGGCATTACCAGTGTAAGTCTAGTAAGCAGTAACCTAGTTCTTAACTACAGTAATACATCAACCCAAGACGTTGGTAACATTCGAGGTCCGCAGGGTAATGCTGGTATTAACGGTGTGGATATTTCAACTGCCACAGTTAACGGTAGCGGTAATTTAATAATTACACTAAGCAATGCTGCAACAATTGATGCAGGTAATGTTCGTGGTGCTGATGGTACCGGTGATATTACTGGTGTTACAGCAGGCACAGGATTGAGCGGCGGTGGTGCCAGCGGTGCTGTCACATTAAGTTTAGGTACAAGTGGTGTAACAGCAGGCACTTATGGTAATGCTACCACAATGCCACAGTTTACTGTTGACACTTATGGTAGAATCACCGGCGTAAGCAATATTACAATTAGCGCAGGTGGTGCCGGAGATATTGAAGGCGTAACAGCAGGCAACGGTTTAATTGATGGCGGTGCTAGCGGTACAGTTACACTCAATGTTGGTGCGGGTGCAGGTATTACTGTAAACGCAGATAACATAGCGTTAACCAGCGGTGTTGTTAGCACCGGCGCTAAGACTTATGGTAGTGCAACATTAATTCCTCAAATTACCGTTGACACATATGGTCGTGTAACCAGTGTCAGCAACGTTTCGGTAAGCGGTGGCGGCGGCGGGGGTGGTGCTACCATCCAACGATTTAAGTTAAATTATAGCACAACTGGTACACTAGCTAATACTGACAACTTATCATCTGGTATAAGTTCCGTTACAATTGACAGCGCCAGCGGTGGTGAATGTACTATTAACTTCACAGGCTACTATTACCCACCCGGTTCAATTATGCTTTATGGTTACGACAGAACCAATAACAAATATCTAATATCGCATTTAGAAACTACAATGGGTCAAAGAGAAATTCCAGGTGGTGGTTCGGCAGGATCTCCCACAGCGTTTGATGGTGCGACCAGCAATACCGTTGTAAAACTAAAACTTAGAGAAGCTGAAACAGGAGCCAGTCGTGCATTTGGTACTACTACTCATGCATGGATCCAGTTTGTGATGTATGATTAAGGATTAACATGGCGTTAATTAATTACAAATCTAGCCAGATTAGATTAAACATTCCTAACAAAGTTCTGCCTGTCTCTGTATCCAGTCTTGCAGGCGAAAGCTATTGGGATTATGCAAATGGCGCAGGCGACCTATGGTATTCGGGCGTAGGTACAAAAAAATATTACCGATGGACTGTTACTTTTAGCGTAACAGCACAAACACATGGTAGCCACTTAACTCGAGATGATTTTACTTACAATGGTTTAGATATTGTTGTAGGTGACTGGATCGCAGGCGCAACCAGCGGCCAGTGTCTTAAAATTGTAAGCATTACATCAAAGACTGCAAACACAGTTACTTGTGTTGTTGAAGATTGGTTACGCTATAATACTTTTAAGAGTGCTACTGGTAACGGTATTTTTAATACTGGTGCAGCAGTTATATTCAGTTTAAATGAAAACGGATTGCCATTACTTGACCCATTACCTGGTTTTTAGTCTAAATGAAAATGGATTGCCATTACTTGATCCATTACCAGGTACAGTAAGTACAGACTTTTATCCTACTGTAATGAGTAGGTTTCAATATTTAAATCCTCTGCTAAACTATGTACTTGAACAAGACAGTCACGGGTTCAGCAAAGGTGATGTTATTGCTGTAACAGCAAATGGTTTTTCTGTAGCTAATACTATTACTATGGATAAGATGATTGGTACTGTTATTGAAACAGGTCCAGGACCAAACTTCTTTATGATATCGCCTAACAATCGTATCATTGACTTTGAGCCTAGCATTCCAGGTACGCAAGGTGATTACATTTATTTAGATACCGATGGTGATCTAACTGCCAGTGACACTACAGGTAAAATTGTTTTCTTAAAGATACAAGATGCTATTGCTACAGAAATAGTAGGCACAGTTAATAATCCAACAGTCCCTGATGGTCATCAAATTGCATTGAACGGAACCATTGTTACATTTGCAGGCACCGGCGGTGCTAATGCTAATCTTAATCAAATGGTATCAACCATAAACTCAAACACCAGTAATCATTATGTAACTGCTTCCAGTGTACCAACACCAACTGTTATTTCCAGTGATGCGGGCAATACAATCTATGGCCTAGTTGGTGGATTTGTTCCCTTTAGTGCGTACATAAGCAGTGGTAGCGGAAATACTCTAATTAACTTTACCACTGATACAGGAGGCCAAGCTGCTTATGGATTGTCAGTGGGCGTTCCAGTTGATATGGCCGCTGATATTAATGCAGCCAATATAGCAAATTTGACCGCTACATCAACATCAACAATTTTAACATTGTCTGAAGCAAACGGTAATGCGATTACTATCACTAACGGTAATGCAGATACTAACGGCTATGGTTTTGTTGGTGCTGGTAATGTTTCAGGACTACCTGCTTCAACTAGCGCAACAGGTGCAAGAAAATTAGTGCTGGCTAGATCCGATGGCGGCGAAATTTTAATCTACGAAGGCACAGAATTTTTCCGTGTAGGCACAGGTGTAGCCAGTGGTCACAACGGAATGTATCCGTTGGCTATGAACATTGAGCGTGGCCTAAGAAGTGCCGGAACTACTGTGGTAGCAAATATTGCTGCTAGAGATGCGTTGACCCCACAAACAGGTGATCAAGCATATGTTCTAAATGCAGGCACAGGTGAATGGGGCTTATATGTTTATAACGGTAGTGCTTGGGTACAGGTAGCTAACGCAGATAGTGCTACCACTGATGCTAAAACAATGACCACAACATTTACTATGCCAGCAGTGGGTTTTGGTAATAGTACTACAAATACATTGGGTAATATTAGTCCAGGACGTAAAATTACCAGCGTAAGTTTCGAAGTTCATACAGCATTTAGCGGTTATTCAGGCAACATTATACCTAACATCGAAGTTGGCGTACTAGGTCAACCTGCGCTATTTGTAGCTTCAGACGCAAACGATTTGACAGAAACTACCGAATTTTATTCAAATCCAGAATATGTTTACCCCGCTTCAAACAGCCAAGATTTACAAATTAGAGTGCGTTGCAATCACTATCAAGCATCAGCAGGCAACGTGACCGTAAAGCTAACCTATGTCTAAAGATTGATAAATAAACAAAGCAATAGCTATTCAATAACAAGTCTGGGAGAGTCTGAAAATGGCTGATATTAAGAATTTTGGTATCAAGGGTTTGGCAGCAGATGTCCAAATGGGCAAGAGCGGTGGACGCTTAAAATACGACAGCGCGAACGGTAGGTTTGATCTAACACAATCCGACGGTACAACACTAGAAGATTTAAGAGTTGGTACTCTTACTTCTGGTACTTGGAACGGTAGTGTTATTGGTGCTGCTTATGGTGGTACTGGACAGGACTTTAGCAGCTCAACAGGCGTCCAAAAATGGACCGGTGGCGTTGCATCCGTTGGCAATATTGACCTAGCTAATACCAGTTTCGTTAGTGGTATTCTCCCACTTACTAACGGTGGTACTGGTGCAGGCGATGCAGCTAATGCACGAATTAACCTAGGACTTGGTAACCTTGCTACTCAAGCAGCCAACAATGTTGCAATCACAGGCGGCGCAATTAACGGTACAGTTATTGGCGCATCTAGCGCAGCTAATGTTACAGGTACTTGGATTGAAGCAACTTCAGGATTTATTGGTAACATCACCGGTGGTGCTGCATTCCTAACCACAACAACTTATTTCAGTGCTTCAGGCGATGCTAGTGCATCAGCAGTTGCATATCAAGGCAATGCCAACGTTGACCTATCGCTAACACTAGCTAATACAGCAGTTACAGCAGGTACATATGGCAGCGCAACAAATATTCCACAGTTTACAGTTGACTCAAAGGGTCGCATTACAGCAGCAAGTAACATTTCAATTGCAACAACATTAAATGTTGCAGGTGACAGTGGTACAGATGGAATTGATCTACTAACTGATACATTAAATGTACTTGGTGGTGTAGGTTTAACATCAGCAGTAACAGCTAATACTGTAACTGTTAACCTAGACAATACTGCGGTAACAGCAGGCGTATATGGCAGTACATCAGAAATTCCACAATTTACTGTTGATGCACAAGGTCGTATTACAGCAGCAAGTAACATTACTATTTCAACAAGTTTTGGTATTGCAGGTGATGTTGGTACTAACGATACAGTTAATGGCGGTGAAACACTTACCGTTTCCGGTGGTGTTGGTTTAACAACAACCATTGCTAACAACAGTATCACAGTTGACTTAGATAATACCGCTGTAACAGCAGGTGTATATGGTAGCACTTCACAGATTCCACAAATTACTGTTGATGCACAAGGTCGTGTTACAAGCGCAAGCAATGTAAGCATTTCAACTAGCTTTGATATTGCAGGTGATACCGGTACAGACACATTTAATGTTGGTGAAACATTAACTGTTAGCGGTACAGCAAACGAAATTGAAACCGCTGTAACAAATAATACAGTTACAGTTGGCCTAGTAAACAATCCGATCATCAGCGGTAACCTACATGCTAATGGTAGTATCACTGCTGATGGTGATTTACAAATTGATGGTAACTTAACCGTTGGCGGTAATGTTGTAACACTTAATGTAACAACACTTGAAGTAGATGATAACATGATCTACTTGAATGCTAACAGTAATGTTGCTAACCCAGATCTAGGCTTTGTTGGTAACTATAATGATGGCACATATGCTCACGCTGGTTTGTTCCGCGATGCAAGTGACGGCCGCTTTAAGTTCTTCCACAAGTATGTTCCAGAACCAGATGCATGTGTATACATTGATACAGCCAATGCTACATTTACTCTAGCTAACGTTGAAGTAGATACAATCTTTGGTAATGTCTCAGGTGGTGCTGCATTCCTAAGCACAACAACTTATTTTAGCGCATCAGGCGATGCAACTGCTAGTGCAGTAGCTTACCAAGGTAACGCCAACGTTGACCTATCCCTAACACTAGCTAATACTGCGGTAACTGCTGGTGTATATGGTGATGCAACTCATATTCCACAATTCACAGTTGACTCAAAAGGCCGTGTTACAGCAGCCAGCAACATTGCAATTTCAACATTCTTTGATCTAGCAGGTGATACAGGTAGTGCAACAAGAATTGATGGTGGTGAAACATTAAGCGTACTAGGTGGTGTTGGTTTAACATCAACAATTACAGCCAATGCAGTAACAGTTGATCTAGACAATACTGCGGTAACAGCAGGTGTTTACGGTAGTACATCACAGATTCCAATCATCACAGTTGATGCACAAGGTCGTTTAACTGCCGCAAGTAATGCTAATATTGCAACAACATTAAACATTGCAGGTGATAGTGGTACAGATGGCATTAACTTGCTAACTGAAACACTAACTGTTGCAGGTGGTGTTGGTCTAACATCAGCAGTAACAGCTAATACTGTAACAGTTAACTTAGATAATACCGCTGTAACAGCAGGTGTATATGGTAGTTCAACAGATATTCCACAGTTTACTGTAGATGCACAGGGTCGTATTACTGCTGCTAGTAACATTGCTGTAGCAACAAACTTCAATATTGCGGGCGATGTTGGTGGTACAGATACCGTTAACGGTGGTGAAACACTAACTGTTGCTGGTGGTGTTGGTTTAACAACAACCATTGCTAATAACAGCGTAACAGTTGATCTAGATAACACAACGGTAACTGCCGGTGTATTTGGTAGTGCAACACAAATTCCACAAATTACTGTTGATGCACAAGGTCGACTAACAGCCGCAAGTAATGTAACAATTTCAACCAGCTTTGATATCAGTGGTGACGTTGGTGCTAACGATACAGTTAATGTAGGCGAGGTACTAGACTTTGCTGGTACTACAAACCAAATTCAAACAACCATTGCAAACAACAGCGTTACATTTGCGCTAACACCTAATGTTTCAATCAACGGTTCAATGACAGCTGATTCATTCACTGACGGTGTACTAACAATTACTGATGGCAATATCACAAGTGCAGTTCATGGCACATTCAGTGGTAATGTACAAGCAGGTGCGCTAAAAGATGGCACAGCTACATTATCAGGTGGGTCGCTAACTGGCGCAGTTAATGGTAACTTCAGCGGTAACGTTGCATTTGGTGGCTTAAACGACGGTGCTGTAACAATCACAGATTGGTCAACAGACGGTGCATTTGCTACACCAAACAACACCTCAGTCGCAACAACAGCCGCAGTTAAGAGTTATGTTGATGCACAACTAGGCGCAACTAACTTAGACATTGCTGGTGACACCGGTACAGCTAGTGTTGACCTAGACAGTCAAACATTAACCGTTGCTGGTACAGCTAATGAAGTTGAAACCAGCGTAAGTGGTCAAACAATAACCGTTGGCTTACCAGCTAACGTTACAATTGGTAACAACCTAACTGTTACAAACAACTTAGCTATCACAGGCTCATTGCTGTCAAATGATATTACAGCCGCTACAGTTAATGTTAATGGTGATGCAATTATTACTGGTAACTTAACCGTTCAAGGTACACAAACAATTGTTGATTCAACAACTGTTCAGACTGCTGATGCAATCTTCCGTGTAAACAGCAACGGTACAACTGGTGCTAACGTAGGCTTTGAAGCCAACGTTGGTGGCAGCATGAAGCAGATTGTTTATACACCTTCTAATACATGGAGCCTGGGTACAGAAGACTTAACACTAGGTGATCTAACAGCAGCCAGTGGTTCAATCAGCGGTAACCTTGCTGTAACAGGTGATGTTGCATTTGGTACACTAACAGATACTGGCAACAGCATTTCAATTACCAAGTTTGTTAACGAAGCTGATGGCATTGCTAACAACGACAATGATACAACAATTCCAACTTCAGCAGCGGTAGTTGATTATGTTACTAACAACGGCGGTGATGGTTTACTACTTCGTGGTACATTCACTGCTAACAGCAGCGCAAGCAGCTTCACAGTTGGTACAGTACCAAATGTAAGCAACCGTACATACTATGTTGACAAGGTTGTAATCAAGGTAGGTACAGCATTCAGTGGTGGTAGCTTCAACCATATCCTAGTTAAGGAAAATGGTGGTAGCGGTACAACACTAGTTGCAGCTGACGATGCTGATGCAGGTACAGCAGGTACATATATTATTGAACTAGATGGTGATACAACACTTACAAAGAATGCAGGTGTTGTAGTACAGTTCAAGCAAAGCGATGGTACAACAGCTTCTGTTGTAACAGGCGGTAGCTTAGTAGCAACTGTACACTACAAGTACGTAGTATAACACTTCTCGGGATGGGGAGTTTAGAAAGGGGTCAAAAGGCCCCTTTCTTTTTATTGTTTTATCACAAAACTATTGCAACAAATAATGCAGTCTTGGTCGGATGAGTTTGATGTTATACCCCAAGGTATGTGGGCAGGAAAATAAACAATCTTATTTGTCTTTGCTGCAACAAAATGTTCACTGCTTTGAATTCGGGGCGGGCAAGCATATAGTTTAGGCCCGTATTGATCGAGATACAAACTAGTACTGTTTTCTTCTGCTTTTAGAAAAAGCACAGAATGGTACCAGCGATGTCTATGTACTGATTGCGGGAAATTATGTCCTGGTTTAATACCCATGGTCCAAGTCTCGCAAATTTCAATATCTGTCCAATCTTCTTTTTTAATTCTAAAATGAGAAGCAGCATTTTCCACAAACATATTACCAATTAGAGAATTTAACTTGGCGATGTTTTTTCCTAAGGTAATATTTTTATTAGTGATCCAACCAAAGTTTGCGTTGTGAAAATACTGTGATGTTCTGCTGGCTTGAACTTCTTTTAATATTGCATCAGCTACATTATCATCTATTTGTAATTCCCCCTCAAATACCCAATCAGGAAAAACGGGATAACTAAGAAGACTAGAGGTCATTTTCATACAGTTATTTAACCCTTTTTCTAGTACTTTTCTAAAGTTCACGGAATGGTTGACAAACGTCCTAAAGATGTTATTATATACTAGTAGGTGTTAGGGAAGAACATATCTGATGTCCACTACTAAACAGGCTCTTACTGCCGTCATATATGACAAGCGTGGTAAAGTTATATCTGTTGGACAAAACAGTTATATTAAGACGCACCCGTTACAGGCACTACATGCTGCAAAAGCAGGTATGCCTGACAAACAGTTTCTTCATGCTGAGATTCATGCTATTGTAAAATGCAAGGATCTTAGCAGAGCGCATAAAATCTTTGTATCTAGGTGGGACAAAAAAGGTCGGCCTGCATTGGCCAAACCCTGTCCAGTATGTATGAGTGCCATCGAATCTGCTGGCATTGAAATTATAGAACATACCTGAATATACTTGACATTGTAGCTAATGATGCTAAAATACTAATATAAGTTAGGGAGTTTGGTTTGTTATTCTTTAAGAAAAAGGTTATCCTTACAGACATTGACGGAGTTATGCTGGACTGGGAAGAGGGCTTCTCGGTGTGGATGGAGCATCACGGATATAAGCCTGTTGATGGTTATAAGCTGCTGTACAGCATCGGTGACCGTTATGGTATTACTAAGGATGAAGGACATAAGTTAGTACGACTATTCAACGAAAGTGCTGCTATTGGTTTCCTTCCTCCGGTACGAGATGCACAACAGTATGTAAGGCTACTAGCAGAAAAACACAAATACAAATTCCTAGCAGTTACTTCTTTGAGCAAGGATGTGTACGCACGAGAATTGCGTATACGAAATCTCAAGAAGCTGTTTGGTGACATCTTTATTGATGTGATTTGTTTAGATACAGGTGCAGACAAGGACGAAGAACTAGATCGGCTGGGTCGTGTATACAAGGGTAACTATTGGATCGAAGACAAGCCCGAAAATGCTGATGCCGGTATCCGGTGTGGCTTCAAGACTTTACTGGTTGAGCATGGACATAATTTAGATTATAAGGGTCCTGCTACTGTAGTAAAGACTTGGGAAGAAATTTATAACATCATCACTAAGTAAGAGAGAACTAATATGAGTGCAGAAATTGATTTTCCTACTAAGGAAGTAGTTGCCGTTGCTTGTGCAATTTTTGATGCACAGGGCTTTATCAAACGAGATTCTTATCAAAACTTAGCTGAAGGTGAAAAGCCTAAGTCGCCTAACAGCTCTATTTTGTACAATCACTTTCTCAACGATGAAAAGGTTGAGCTAAATGAAAAGGACTATGTTCTTGCAGAAACTATCATTGATTATCTGCGGGGGCTGAGCTTTAAAGCGTTTGAACGAGCGTTGACAGACTTTGAAGCCAATGTTCTAAAGTTTGTGGGTGCTGAGCGTGTGGGCAAAGATAAGTTAGGTATTGCTGCTAGTTTGCCAAATGTCTATAGTCGTAAACTAGAAGCAGATAAATGGACTGAACGAGAAGCAGCCCTGTCTGAAAACAGCGATTATGTAGGTACACTAAACAAGCGCAGCGAGTTTAATCTGAAGATTGAGCATGTGCGAGAAATTCCATCCACAATGAGTTTCATGTATACCTGTTCTGAATCAAACAAGAATATTGTTAAATTCTTTAACACTACAAGGATTGCAGAGATAGGTGACGAGCTTAATATTACTGCCTATGTAAAAAGCCAAGGAATTAGTAAGTACAGTGGTGGTAAGGAAACAATGGTTAACCGCGTAAAAATTGCCACTTAAATTAGTTCTAAATTTAGATAAATAGTAGTACCCAGGGAGAGGTACTACTATTATGTCTTATAACCATCCATTAGATAAAGAGTTGCGTGATTTACACAACTCAATGAAATACAATGCTAGCGGTGAGCCCGTTATACGCACTCACGTTGACGGCATCAGCTTAGAAGGCGATGTTATTGTTAGTAATGTTACCGTTGATAACCCAACTACCAATCCCGTAAATGTAACAGTTAACAGCGGTAGTATTAATGCAAATGTTACCGGTACTGTTATTATAACAGATGGCGGCAATAGTATTACAGTAGACGGTAATGTTGGCGTTACTGGTAATGTAAACGCAACTGTTACTGGTGGTAACATTAATGTTAGCCAAACAACAAGTCCGTGGGTGGTATCAGGAAATGTTGTAACACAACCTCTACTTGGTGGCAATGATGCATTTGGTAGATTGCGTGTTAGCGAACCTTATACACTGGGTGACTATAAACACTTATACGGCCTAGATCCTAACTTCATTGACTATATGGTCAATGGTGGCAATATTGCATTCCAAAACAATCAGGCTTGTGCAAGACTATCCACTACTTCTAATAGTTCAAGTAGAGCAGTACACCAAACCAAATTCTATCATCACTATATGCCCGGTAAGAGTCAGATGATACTAGCATCATTTAATTTTTATAATGCTGTATCCAATGTTACCAAACGCACAGGTTATTTTGATGACCGTAATGGTATTTTCCTCGAACAAGCAGGCGATGGTACACTGGCTTTGGTGGTGCGTAGTTATGTAACTGGCAGTCCTGTTGATGTACGCATCAGCCAAGAAGGTGGTGTGTATGGTCCAGGCGATACTGGTTGGAATGGTGATCCAGTTGATGGTAGTGGTCCAAGCGGATGGGATTTAGACATTACCAAAACACAACTTTGGTGGTGTGACTTCCAATGGTTGGGAGTAGGTCAAGTTCGTTGTGGTTTCGTCCACGATAGTGAATATATCTTATGTCATACTTTCCGCCACAGCGATAACTTAGCAACTGTTTACATGAGCAATCCAAATCTTCCAGTACGATGTGAAATACAGAACGTTGGCACAACCACAGGTAGCTACTTTGACCAAATCTGTACAACTGTGATGTCAGAAGGTGGTTATAATGAATCCGGTATCGATTGGGCCATGGGTAACAATGGTACACTAAGAACTATAGCCTCTAATGCTACTGTCCCTGTGTTCGCTATAAGACTCAAGAATACTTTTAGAGGTTATGACCATAACCGAATCATTGCAAGATTACAAAATCTAAGTGTGTTTACCACATCTGAAAACATTTATTTCAAAGTTGTTAAGCTACCAAATCAGGCAGCATTAACAGGTAATACTTGGGTAGACCTTGACACCGATAGTGGTGTGCAGTACAATGCCACAGCAACAGCATTTTCTGGGGGCGACATTTTAATATCTGGTTATGCACCTGCCGGCACATCCAATGGTAGTGGTAGCACTACTCCGATTGATACGCCCAGCAATGCCAAGAAGAATTATATTGTACAAAACTACGACAGCACCGACAGTGAAATCTATGCCGTTGTAATTACAAATTTAAGTAATAGCCAAAGTACGCAAGTGGGCGCAACAGTCCAGTGGCGTGAAATTTACTAAATGAGAGTTGAAGTTCATTTTACCGGCGACAGTTTTATTGCGTTTGGTCCCGATGGACAACGAATTACTAATAGATCAATTTTAGAACAAATTTCTTTTCACCCATTTCCAGGTTTCAAAACTTCTTATTATTTAGATGTGAACGCCAATATTCCCGAAGAACCTGAGCAGCTCAACATATATACTAACATTACTACACAGAAGAAGTAAGAAATGATTGTCAATGAAGAAAAAGCATGTCTACCGCAAGGCATGCATGTCTTTGTTAAAGAGAATGCTCTCGATTCTTCTATGATCGAACTTCTCCTTAATAGCGACATACATTTTAAAAAAGCTGAAGTTGTAGTTGACGACAAGGGTACTGTTACGATATCAAACACCCGTAGATGTCGAGAAGCGCGGCTGTCTGTGAATGAGCATTCAGATGTGTTTGAACAAGTTCATACATTATTCGATGAGGCTAAACAGTTATTCAATAAAGAATACTCTAGGGATAGAACCACTGTTAGTATCATGCGTTATACAGAACAGGATTTAGGACACTTCGATTGGCACATCGATGCTGTCAGCTATAGCAGCATCGACTATGTTCGTCAATTATCCATGTCTATACTGTTAGATAACAACTACGAAGGCGGCCAACTATGTTTTGAAAACAAAGTGTTTGATAGACCTAGTCCCGGTACTTGTATTATTTTTCCAAGTACCTATCGCCATAAAGTTGGGGTGGTTACTCGAGGTGTGCGTCATAGTTTAGTAAGCTGGGCATATTGAGATATTACTGTCTCATTGGATAAGAATGCATTTTAACGGACCCCTTTTTCTACATCCACCTAAAACTGGCGGATCGTCTATTTTTAATGCGCTGGTACTAAGTAAAATCATTACATTAAAAGATTTAAAACTTGAAGATCTTTTATTAGATATTACAAAATTACATCAAACATTTGAATCTCATAATCTTCCGATGGATACTGAGTGTGCGGTAAGTGTGAGATGTCCGTACACACGATATGTGTCACTGTTTTATCAATTTTGTTCTGCCCAAGAAAATAAAAGTCCTGAAGCATTTACAATTCCACAATTTAAAAAATTCATGTTAAACATTCAACTTCGACCAACATGGATAACCTCTCCATGCACAAATTGGATTGATGGCATCACTGGGGGACTTCACATAATTAAATTTGAAAATTTAGTCGAAGACGTTAAAGCAGTTTACAGAGTTGACTTGAAAAGTTTTTCTAGAATAGATAGAACTGGTCTAGGTACTAGATACACATCTGTAGTATCAGAACAAGAGACAATTAAGTCAGTTTTGAAATACTACGATGACACAATAATAAATTTTGTAAACGAGATTGCAGGTGAAGATTTTAATTGCTTTGGATATACCAAATTCAAAGATTATCAAGAAATGGTTAATTTTAGCAACGCCACTATTCCTAGCGGGAATGATCAGCTAGAAATATATACTAACACTACAACACAGAAGAGGTAACAAATGGCTTTTAACAGAACTTTCAATGAAGAAGAAAAGGCACGCCTTAAGAGACTAATTGAAGAAGGTATGCAGGTTACTTACGAAATTGAAACACTAAAAGATGGTCTTCGCGACACAGTCAAAGCAATCGCAGAAGAAATGGATCTTAAGCCTGCTACACTAACTAAGGCAATTAAGGTAGCACACAAAGCATCACTAGGTGATGAGCGTGACAAGTTTGATGAACTTGAAACTATCCTAGAAGCTGTTGGTAAGACACTCTAAGATTAAAAATGTCCCTGGTAGCGAAATTTGATTCGGTATTTTCAGCTGATGAGATACTGCTAGTTAAAAAGAGTGTTGGTTCTGCTGTTGATCAGCATGACGATACTTTTGTTCGTAAACATGCTAATGTTAGCACTATACCAGGGTTCATTATTAAAAAATTATCTAAAATTATAAAAGAATCAAAAAATCATTTTAATTTAGAAATCTTTGACCCGATAGTGTTTGAGTCGTTTACCTATGGGATTTATCATAGCGGCCATGGTGCAGTTTTACATAACGACGTTTGCACAACTAATTTGTTTAAAAGTCCTGCTAGAAAATTAACAGTTGTGGTAGGCCTTAATGACTCAAACTCTTATCAGGGTGGAGATATTGTTTTTCATTATACCAATGATGTTAACCAGTTGAACTTAGATTCAATAACACCAAGAGAAGCATTTAAATTAAATTTAGGTGACGTTATAATTTTTCCAAGTATTGTACACCACGAAGTAACAAACATCACAGCTGGTCAGCGCGAAAGTTTAGTTACTCTGATTCTTGGTCCGGCATACCAATGATTGTTTTTTGTGGAGATAGTTTCTGCCAACCTGACGATTATCCTTGGAACTGGATGCATCAAGTTTCAAAAAAATACAAGGATTCTTATGTTAGTTTAGGCAAAGACGCAGTAAGTAATTTTGATATTATGTGTCAAGTTGAACATGCTGTTAGTCAGTTGGATTACAAATTACTAGTTGTATGTTTAACTACTATAGACCGCTTAGAAATAGATCATAGAGATAATAGTGAGTTAGTGCCTGCTACATATAATCTAATGCGTGAAAGCATAGAAAGTAATACTCTTACAGCGTTATATAGAAAAAAGTACATCACCAATGATATGTTACCTTTTTTAAGTAGCATACCTATTAATTTAAAAAAGAATGAAGTATATATAGAACACATTATTAATCTATGCAAGTCAGTAAACAAGCCTTTTATTATATTCAATAATATATTTCCAATTTGGCGTAATACCAATTATGTTCATAGGTTAAAGTATATTGTTGATGGGCCAGCATCAGCAATGGAGGAAAAAGATTTCCTTCCTAAATCAAAATTTGATGCGCTCCACGATGGTATAATAGAACGACAGATTCCTGTTGCAGATAGAAGTTGTCATCTAACTATTAGTCAAAGCGTTAGTTGGGCCGAGCGGGCCATCAGCTACATAGATAAAGAAATAACATAAAGATTCAGTTGACAATACTGGCATTCTTATGTATAATGTAAAATCATTAGATAGGATTCATACATGAGTTACGTAGACGCCTTCTACGATAAGAATAAAGATTCAGTGCATGTTGCAGAACGTGTTAACGGTAAACGAATTCTAGTAGAACACCGTCCCGAATATAATTTTTATGTTGCAGATCCAAAAGGCAGTCGCCGTAGTATTTACGGCGAGCCCGTTACCGAACTAAGGTGCAAGTCATTTAAGGACTTTCGTAAGAATGTTGCAATCAATAGTTCAAACAGAACATTTGAAAGCGACATCAAACCTCTTAATAAGACAATCGCAAAACACTACAATGGTGTTGAACCGCCTAAACTTCAAACAGCATTTTTCGACATTGAGGTAGACTTTGATCCTCTGAGGGGTTATGCAAGCCCTGATGACGCATTCATGCCAATTACTGCTATTGGTGTGTACCTACAATGGCTCAACGCAATGATCTGTTTAGCAGTTCCTCCTAAAACACTTAGTTGGGATCAGGCACAGAATATTGCTAAAGATATACCTGAGGTAATGCTTTTTCAAACAGAAAAAGAAATGCTCGAAGTATTTTTATCGTTGATTGAAGATGCAGACATCCTAAGCGGTTGGAACAGTGAAGGCTACGATATTCCTTACACAACTAATAGAATTGTTAAGGTATTGAGTCGAAACGATACAAGGCGCTTATGTCTTTGGGACCAATTGCCAAAAGAAAGAATGTATGAAGCGTTTGGTAGTGAACGCCAAACCTATGATCTAATTGGTCGTGTGCATTTAGACTATATGCAACTATATCGCAAATACAATTACGAAGAGCGGCACAGTTATCGACTAGACTACATCGGTGAGATGGAGATTGGTGAACGCAAGGTTGCATATGAAGGCAGCTTAGATCGCTTATATAATCACGACTTTAAAAAGTTTTTAGATTATAACATTCAAGATACTATGCTACTTAATAAGTTAGATAAGAAGCTACAGTTCATTGACTTAGCAAACACAATTGCACACGATAATACTGTGTTGCTGCCCACAACAATGGGTGCCGTAGCAACCACAGAACAAGCCATCATTAACGAAGCACATCGACGAGGCTTCGTCGTACCTGATAGAATTCGTAGCAGTGATAATGCTGACACACAAGCAGCAGGTGCATATGTAGCCTTTCCAAAGAAAGGATATCACGAGTGGGTAGGCAGTATGGATATCAATTCACTGTATCCATCAGTATTCCGTGCGCTGAACATGGCGCCTGAAACTATTGTAGGACAAATTAAACCCGTATACACTGATGAAGAAATCCAAAGTAAAATGCGTTTGCAAAAGATGAGTTTTGCTGATGCATGGTCAGGTAAATTTGGTACAAATGAATTTGAATATGTAATTGACAAAGACATCAATCATCCGCTAGTACTAGAACTTGAGGGTGGTGAGCGACTGGAATGTACCGGTGCAGATATCTACAATCTAGTATTTAAAAGTGGCCAGCCATGGAACATCAGTGCCAACGGCACTATCTTTAAAACAGATGTACAGGGTATTGTTCCCGGATTACTAGAGCGTTGGTACAGTGAGCGTAAAGATCTACAAAAGAAAAAGAAAGAAGCAACTACATCAGAGGAAAAGGCTTACTGGGATAAGCGTCAGCTAGTTAAAAAGATTAACTTGAACAGCTTGTATGGCGCTATTTTGAATCCAGGATGCCGCTTCTTTGACAAGCGTATTGGTCAAAGTACGACACTAACTGGTCGACGTATTACGCGACACATGGCTGCTAAAACCAACGAGCTGCTCACAGGCGAGTACGATCACTTAGGGCCATGCATTATTTATGGTGACACTGACTCGGTATACTTTACCGCTACTCCTGCACTACCAAAAGATACAGAATTAGATCTAGAAAGTGCAGTAAAACTATATGACCATGTTAGCGACACAGTAAGCGACACATTTCCAGAATTTCTAAAACAAGATTTTAATGTTCCGTTGATAGCCGGCGAAGTATTAAAAGCTGGCCGAGAAGTAGTTGGGCGAGCCGGATTGTTCATTACTAAAAAGCGTTATGCAATCAACTGTTGGGACATTGAAGGTTATCAACCTGATGGTGGCAAGCTCAAGGTTATGGGCATGGAAATCAAGCGCAGTGATACACCTGAATTTGTACAGGACTTTCTAGAAAAGATATTGTTTGATGCCCTTAGTGGCAAGGGCGAAAAAGAAGTTATTGAATATATCAAACAGTTCAAAAAGGATTTCCAAAGTATTGAGCCTTGGAAGAAGGGTATGCCCAAGCGTGTGAATAACCTCACGCAGTATACTAAGAAGATTGAAAAGAAACAAGCAAACGAAAAGAACATTCGTCTACAGCGGCTAAGAGAAATTGCAGAAGAAATTGAAGATGGTACTATACCAGGTCATGTTAGAGCAAGTATCAATTGGAATCAGCTAAAACAAGCACACAGTGACGCATACAGTACAACTATTATGGATGGTGCTAAAGTAATTGTTTGCAGACTAAAAAGCAATCCAATGGGATATAAGAGTATTGCATATCCCACTGATGAGACCAATCTTCCTCAATGGTTTAAAGAACTACCGTTTGATGAAGTAGAAATGGAGACCGCTGTACTAGACAAAAAGATACAAAATGTGCTAGGACAAATGGGATGGGATTTGGATAGAACCAAAGAGAGTGAGGCATTTGGTGAGTTTTTTGAATTTTAGTCAAAGAAAAGTGTATGATTTCACTTGACAGATCTAAATATTAATGTATACTAAACAAAATCTAGGAGAATCATTATGGCAAAAGTAACTAAGATTGCAGACAAACTTGCAAAAGTAAATGACAACTTTAGTGTTAACATGTACGACAATGGCTTCATGCTTGAAATTGGCGGACAGAATAAAAAGGATGATTGGGCTACAGCAAAAATTACCTGTAATTCAATTGAAGAACTTGTAGAACTAATCAAAGAAGCAGCAGCAATGGAGCGCGAATAAACATGGCTAAGAATAATTATATTAAAGACACCCTTAAGGATGTGCTAAAGCATACCCATAGTTTGGGTATTTTTGAAATGGTAAAAATCTCAGGTACAATGGAAGAAACGTCTGTTGAAACTGTTGACGGAGATAAGACTGTTATCTTTAAGGGTAAGACTGTAAACCCTGTACCAGACTTTGTTGACGCTACTATCGGCCTAAGCCGTATGGGCGTGTTGCAGGGCTACTTGCAATATCCTGGGTTTGACGATGAAGGTGCAACTGTTCAGGTAACAACGCAGAATCGTAACGGTGAAGATGTTCCAGTTGAAGTTGAGTTTGTTGCTGCTGACGGCACTGACGCACACTATCGCTTTATGCTCGCTGATGTTGTTAATCAGCAGTTAAAGGAAATCAAGTTTAAGGGTGCAGAGTTTGATGTTAACATCATTCCAACAGCAAAGAACCTAAAGGATCTCGGTTACTTCAACAGCGTACTTGGTGCATATGAGGCTAACTTTGCTCCAAAGACCAAGGATGGCAAACTGTACTTTCACATTGGTGATGGTGTAAGTGACCGTACAAAGATTCTTATTGCAGAGGGTGTTGATGGCGATATCACACACGAGTTTCGCTGGCCTTTAGACATCGTGCTAAAGATCCTGCGCCTGGGTGATAGTGCAAACATCGTACTAAGCATCAACAACAAAGGTTTGCTACAGATTAAGGTATTGAGCGGACTAGGCGAGTATACATACCTACTACCAGCAAAGGGTTAATATGAAAGATTTAGGTAAGCGTCAGAGTGATTATGCGGTATATTTGCCTGCTATCAGCAGTTTCTATACCAAGCAACTACAAAAGACACTAGCTAATCCTAGTGACTGGCGTACACCAGCTGGGTTTGAATTAGGTAATGCAGGACTTGATTTCCTTAAAAAGGATCAGTCCTATTACCATTATCCATACGGACTATACTCGGCAGGTCACGCACACTTAGATCCTGCTCGCAGCGATACCGAAGAGCCAATGGTTCAATTGCGCGATCGAAATGTAACAACTATCTTAGGCGACTCCGGTGGATTTCAGGTTGCTAGTGGTGTGCTAAAACTTGATTGGTCTAACGCTAAAGATCCTAATGATCCAAGTCGCTTAGAACTTTGCGAAAAGATTCTACGCTGGCTTGAACACACAGCAGACTGGGCAATGACATTGGATATTCCAGGCTTTGCTGCCGTTCCACCATACAATAAGAAAACCGGTCTTACAAAGATTCAAGATACCATTGATATTAGTATGTTGAATTTAGATTATTTTGTACGCAATCGTGTACCAGGAAAAACTAAGTTTCTTAATGTTCTTTCAGGTACCGATCAAAAAAGTGCAGATGATTGGTATGAAAGTGTAAAACATTTTAGTGATCCAAAGTTTGTTGCTGCCAATTATGGTGATGCTGATCGCACACTAGAAGGCTATGCTTTCGCAGGTATTAACATGCGTAATATGCCCATTGCCCTTAAGCGTATTCTTAAGTTACGAGAAGATGGTCTCTTAGAAGGTAAGGGTTGGATTCACTTCCTTGGTACAGGTAAATTGAATTGGGCTTGCTACCTTACCAGCATTCAGCGTATGCTTCGTAAGCATGATAGTCCTAATATTACAATTAGTTTTGACGCAGCTAGTCCGTTTGTGAATACTGCATACGGTCAGTGCTACAGCTACAACTACTTCTCGCCCAAGCGTTTTGGTTACTTTATGAACCGAGCATTTGATAATCAGAAGCTCAAGGGCAGCACATTGCCTATGCCGTTCAATGGTCCGATTATGGAACGCCTTGTTGCAGGTGATATCTGCTGCATGGAAGAGGGTGATTTAGATCGTAACGATAAAGCAAAAACTAAAGAAAGCACAAGCTGGGATACACAGAGCTACCTTTACTATATGGCGCATAGCGTGTACAATCATATCACTGCGGTTCAGGAAGCTAATCGTTTAGCTGATATGGAAAAGTATCGCGCTAATGTACATTACAGTGATTGGATCAATGACAAGACCAATAAAGGAACAAACGAGTTTAGCCCATATATTCCATATAGTGTGGTATACTTTGATAGTTTCGTACAATAAGTGCTAGATCCAGCATGTCCTAACCCATACGAACTTATTGACAAGTACAGCAAGTTCCTAGAAGAAATTAGCTTTGGTAGCTATGCTACTGAAACACATCTCGATACAAGTTTCTTTGAAGAAGCGTCAACCGCAGTACACGACGAGACTGTTAGCAGAGAAGAAGAAATGCTTGATCCTGCAATGATGGGAGGCTTTGGTGAAGAATAGAGACGGTCATGACGATAGCACAAAGTTCTTTATTGGAACTGAAGTAGAGCATACACCTGCATATGGACAGAGAACTCTGTTTGTTGTAGGACTACAGCCCAAGGAAGAAATTTTAGCTCGTGCATTAAACAATAAATGTCCACATATCTATCTAGGTGCTAATCAAAGTTTTGCGCCCAATGAGAAAGAATGGGAGAATTGGGATAAGTTAGTTACCGGATTACTAAAAGATGGTATTTGGGTTACATTAGATTTTGACAGCAAATATGCTAATCATCCGTGGTTCCACGATAATGGTTGGAATGAATATGATAACTTTATCCCCATGATTAGTGTTAAGCTACCCTATATTAGATTATACAATTATAATGCTACAGTTAAGATTGACGACAAAGGATTTAAAGAATCTAATCCGGGTGTTTGGTGTCACAGCTTACACAGCCTACAAAACAGAGAACAATTTACGGATTGGTCTAAATACACTAAGGATGAAGTAATTACTTGACCTTTATCCAAAGTGCAATACTATAAAATATATGAATATAAAATTAGAATGTGATGATGATGGAGTTATTGTTAGTACAACTATAGAGGTTGAAAGTCTAGAAACTGAGCAGGATCTGCAAGAAGTATTTCTCAAATTTATCAAATTTGTTAGAAAGTGCGGCGCTAAGTTTCCAGAAGAATTAGAACAGATAGAAAAGGAGTATAAGAAATGATTGAACTTATTATTAATATAATGGTAGGCACAGCCGCATTTATTTTCTTTTCTATTCTAACTTGGTTTATCATTGAATCAAACAAATACATTTCTGAACGCAATCGTCTAAGAAAAGAAACAGGCAAATACTACGATTACGAAATCCACGAAGAACTGTTAAGGCGTGCAAGAGAAAAAGAGACTAAGGACAAAGAATGAAAACTATTTGGGTCACATTTCAAAAAGAAGGCATCCATATGTATCCGGGTGCCGATACTGATCCTAAGTTAGCCACAGGCGGCTGGGACGATGTAAGTTTTCTAGGTGTGCCGCACAGGCACATTTTCCATTTCAAAGTCTGGATCGAAGTATTTCACGATGATCGAGACATTGAATTTATTCAGTTCAAGCGTTGGATGGAACGTCAGTACAGTCAGGGTGTACTAGAACTGAATCACAAGAGCTGCGAAATGATCGCAGAAGATTTAGCTAAAACAATTAGGGGTAGATTCCCTGATCGTTGGCTAAAAATCAGCGTAGCCGAAGATAATGAAAACGGTTGCGAAATTGACTTTCCAAAGCCATCAGATGATTGGCAAGTAGACGGTCCAACATATTTTAGATAACAGGAGAAACATATGACCGAGACACATCTAAAGATTAAGGCAGTATTCGATGAATACCTAAAGGAATCAGAAGCGTTTGAAGTTAAGGGCGTAAAGGCCGCGGCTGCTCGTGCTCGTAAGGCGCTAGGCGAACTAGGTAAGTTAACTAAGGTTCGTCGTGCTGAGATTCAGGACAAGAAGAACTCGCTATAATCATGTTTGATTTAGATACAACCTCTGCATGGGAAAATAAAACCCTAGATTACAATCTAGAGAAGTATCCATGGAACAAATGGGTGCTAGATATCATTAATGAGATCCGCCCAGATGTAAAAAGTTTGGAAACAATTCATGAGGTCGTTGATGTTCCTGAGCTTGTGAAAATACAAGCATATGTTCAGGCAGCATTTGGCCGAAAAGAATTCATGCAGAGGTTTGATTCTTTCGCTGAAGAATATGCAAAAAATCTAATCAGTAACAAGAAGTATCTAATAAAAAGAAATGCTACACTAAATGTAGTACTTCCTAATCAAGCAAAAAAAGCTAGAAGATTACCCTTTCATCAGGGAATCTTCTATTCAAATGGAAGAGGCCAGCGGACCATCTGGATGGCTCTCACCAAGTGCGAAGGTACTAACAGTATGTGGATTATGGATACTGATAATAGTCAACGCATTACGAAAACTGTTATAGCTGAACAATGGCCTCTTTCTAAATTTGAAGAAGAATGCGTAAAATATTCTAAGCCGGTAGAAATAATACCCGGGCAAGCACATCTGTTTCATCAAGAACACATTCATGGCAATGTTAATAATGAAACAGGCTATACGAGAATGAGTATTGACTGGCATATACTAATCGAAGGTGAAGAATATTGGCGAAGACAGCCGGGCGGTTTCTTTAGACTACCCGGGGATTACGCACAGGATACACCGCTAGATTATACAGGTAAGGTTGTAGTTGCATATACCAGCAACAATACAGAATTTGATTCTAACATACCTATGTATATACAGCGAGGTACTATTGATTCGTACTGTGCTAAACACAAAATTAATCACACTGGTGTACAATTTGAAAATGAATTCTTACCATGGTTACCCATTTTACAAGATTATATTTTTCAAAAGCCTGACGCTATTGTACTTTTTAGCTTGCATTCCTTACCGGACGATGCTATAATTGCTAATAAGATACTAAATTTAGCACTACAGAACGAAGTCGAACTGCACTTTGCAAATGAATTTTTATCACTAAAGGATAGAAATGATTTAGAAAAGATTTTAACTTATAAGAACTTTGGTGTAAAAAAGAAAGGCCCATTTAGTTGGGAATAGGAGATTAAAATGTTTTATAGAGAATCAGTAAGAGCTGATGCAGTTAAAGTAAACGCAGCAATGACTCGTGTTTATCAAAATATGTTTCTAGCTGTAGTTAATTCAATGCTAGTAAGCTATTTTGTTGGTAATAGTCCTGAATTACTCAATTTCTTCTTTACAGGTATTACCAAGTGGATTGTGATCTTTGCGCCGCTGGCCGCAGTATTCTTTATTTCATTTAAGATGCCCACAGCATCGAAACAGACTGCACAACTAATGCTGCACGGTTTTGCTGCACTAATGGGTCTGAGCTTTGCTACTATCTTTGCTGTATATACTGCACTAAGTATTGTACAGGCATTTTTAGGAGCAGCATGTTTGTTCCTAGCAATGACACTATACGGCTATACAACTAAAAAGGATCTAACCAGTGTTGGGTCATTTATGTTTGTAGGTCTAATCGGTATTATTATTGCAAGTATTATCAATATCTTTATTGGTAGTACACTGATGCAAATGGTAATCAGTGCTCTTGCTGTAATTATTTTCTTAGGTTTGACAGCCTATGATACACAAAAGATCAGAGAAATGATTATGTTTGATAACAGAGGTAATGCAGAAGTTACAGGTGCATTAACTCTTTATCTAGACTTTATTAACCTGTTCTTAAACTTGCTACAACTTTTTGGTAATAGAAAATAACACATGACAGTTTATATCGTTGAACTAGAACCGGTAGAGACTAGATATACTAAACAATGGAAGCAGTTCCTGCCGTCACAGATGCTGATGGCAGGACTTCCTGTTGAAGTAATTGAAGGTCCAAGTGATGCTCCGCAGGATACAACCCCGGGAGCATTTCTAAACTTTAGTGGTACTAACTATTGGAAAAGCGAACAACTAAAAACTATTTCGCAAATGTTTGCTGCTGGTAAAATCAAAGACGGTGACTATTTCCTTTATACTGATGCATGGAACCCAACAATCCTACAACTAAAGTACATGGCAGAATTGCTAGGTATTAAGATTATAATTGGTGGTATGTGGCATGCTGGCAGTTACGACCCTGCAGACTTCTTGGGTCGGCTTATAGGCAATGCTCCGTGGGTAAGGCATACTGAAAAGGCGCTTTTTTATGCAATCGATCATAACTACTTTGCCACTGATTTTCATATTGATTTGTTTAGCTTAAACCTACTAGGGATAGATCCAGAAACTGTTCGCCAAAGATATGGTCAAGAGGGTAAGATTGTTCGATGTGGATGGCCCATGGAATACCTAGAGCATATGATGTATGGTCACAAAAATAAAAGCAAGCGTAATTTGATATTGTTCCCGCATCGCATCGCTCCTGAAAAACAACTAGATATTTTTAAAGACTTAGCCAAGCATCTACCGCAATACGATTTTGTTGTTTGCCAAGAGCGAAATCTAACCAAGCAAGAATATCATGATCTTTTGGGAGAGGCTAAGATGGTATTCAGTGCTAATCTACAAGAAACATTAGGTATCAGTTGGTATGAAGGTGCAGCAGTTGGTGCGATACCACTTGTACCAGATCGTCTTAGCTACAGTGAAATGGCGCTTGACACATTTAAATATCCCAGTGAATGGACTGAATCATATGCTGCATATGAGGCGAATCGCCAGCAATTGTGTCAGCTGATCGCGCAACACATAGATTCTTATGATGCTAGACTGGAACAAATAGAAGCACAAGTAAACATATTACAACAAGATTTCTTCAGCGGCAAGATTTTATACGAAACAATTAGGAAACACATATCATGAAAAACATTGAACGAGAACCAAAGACAGTATTAGTAACCGGAGGCAGTGGCTTTATCGGTAACCTTACTTGTAGGCTGCTAGTTCAAGCAGGGCATAATGTTATTAATGTTGATAGAAAGAAATGCGAAATACCCGGGGTACATCAGTATCCATTTGATATTGACAATCATCAACTCAAGGGCATTCTACAACTAACTAAACCCGACACTATTATTCATCTTGCTGCAACTCATCAGGTAACTGAAAGTTTTATTGACCCTGCAGGATACTACACTAATAATGTTGCTAATACTATTAATCTGCTTAATCATGCTGTAGCAGCAGGTGTAAAGAACTTTATCTTCAGCAGTTCAAGCTCAATCTATGGTGGCACTAGCGGCAATCCAAATAAAGAAACAGATCCGATGCTGCCTATTAGCCCATATGCTCGCAGTAAGACAATGATTGAAATGATCCTCAAGGACTACGAGCAAGCATACAGTAATATGAAGTTTGTATCATTGAGATATTTTAATGCAGCAGGTGCAGATCCAGACAGTCAGTGCGGATACACACAGGATCCTCCGGGGCACCTAGTTCCTATTGTAGTGCAGCGAGCGTTAGCAGATGAAACTGTGCCTGTATTTGGCACCGACTATCCAACTAAGGATGGTACAGCAGAACGCGATTATACGCATGTTTACGATATTGCTAGAGCACATATTAATGCAATGAACTATCTAGATGATGGTAACGAAAGTGCTGCATTTAACTTGGGCGCTGGTAAGCCCTATTCAGTTAAGGAAGTTATCAACGCAGTAGAAAAAGAAACCGGTAAAACTATTAGCATGTTTTTAGAAAATGCAAGACAGGGTGATCCCGCAAAGACGTGGGCTGACATTTCAAAAGCCAAGGAAGTGCTTGGTTGGGAACCAGTTTACGGTTTAGAAGATATTGTTGCTCATGCAGTAGCATGGGAAAAGAAACGCAAAAAGTAATTGACTTTAGACCAAAGATAAGCTATTATTAAATTATGCCCAAATACGAATATATAACACACCAAGAAATGAATGACTACTATAGTGAAGTTATTCGTCAAGTTGCCAAAGACGGAGTAGTACCCGAAGTAATCATCGCGCCTATGCGAGGAGGTGCTGACTTTGGCATTAAACTAAGTAACTATTTTGATGTTCCGTTTGTGCCTGTAGTATGGCAAACCAGAGATGGTGAGGACAAGGACATTCAATCTTTAACAGCTATCTTAGACAAATACTGGGGGCATGTTGTGTTCCTAGTTGATGATATTTGCGACTCGGGCAAAACTCTTTCAGAGATGATTGAAGTCATACGAGCACAAGAGTTTGTTGACTTTTATGTTGCTGTGGCGATTGAGAATATTGAATCAAAGGTTAAGATAGACTATGCTGGCAGAGAAATATCTAGAAGCATAGAAGACCAATGGTTTGTGTTCCCCTGGGAAGACTGGTGGAAACGAAGATAAAAACAAGAAATCTAGAGCTTGTAAAAGCAGTTCGATAAATAATTATGCTACACAAAGGTAGCAAACTTAAATTATATCCGTGTAAGGAAGGAGAAGTATATGTCATTCAATAAAACTAAGTGCGACCCTGATTTAGGCAGTCGCGTTCACGAACACCTAGTACAGATGGGTGTTGAAACCCCTACAGTAGATAACGGTGTTGACCGCAAAGATAAGATTGAAATTATCGAGCGTCACTTTACCGAAATTATGAAGACCATGGGTCTCGATCTATCAGACGACAGTCTCATGGACACACCAAAGCGTGTTGCTAAGATGTATGTCAACGAAATCTTTTGGGGGCTAGACTACGATGCTTTCCCCAAGTGTACCACCGTTGACAATAAAATGAAATACGATGAGATGGTTGTAGAGCGCAATGTTAATGTACAGAGCAACTGCGAACATCATTTTGTTATTATCGATGGACTTGCAACAGTAGGTTATATCCCCAAACAGAAGGTACTAGGTCTTTCAAAGATCAATCGTATCGTTGAATACTTCAGCAAGCGTCCCCAGATTCAAGAGCGCCTAACTGAACAGGTTTATCATGCACTAAGCTACATTCTAGAAACAGAAAATGTAGCAGTGGTTATTGACGCACAACACTATTGCGTAAAAAGTAGAGGAGTTGAAGATGTTGGCTCTAGCACAGTTACCAGCAAGCTGGGCGGTTGCTTTAAGAGCGACCCTGCGGTTCGTGCAGAGTTTATGAACATTGTAAACAAAGGCTGTAAGTAAATGTACAGCTCATTTGATCGCACAGCGGTTGTTGAGTGCATCGACAATGGTAATACCGTTGAGGCAGATGTAATTACTTTTGTAGAAGGAAAGTATCTAACTGTGGCATTGAACACAGTACGAGTTAATCTGCAATTTAACGAACGATACAAAATCTATATTGGCTCAATGAGCGGGTTAGAATTTCAAAGCACAGGGCCAAAGCTTCTAGGAAAATATCGATGACCATTTCAAACCGAGGACCTCGAAACATTTTAGTATTAGACAGAACGGGTGTACAAATCATCGATGTTTGTGATGCTATTGCTGAGTACAAGGATATTACATGGGTAACCCAACGATATCCTATAACAGTAGATGAAATTTTTGAGTGCATAGATGCTTTTATTGACTTGGCAAAGCCTAGTAAGAAAGATAAACTAGAATTAGACTTTGCTGATGACCCTAATTCAACTGATGTTGATTTAGATGTTCAAGCAACTGCTATCACCGATAGAATCTATTTTCTAATTATATCTTATGCTAAATCAATTCTCCATGATTGCGAAACCATTGACGACTTGTTTAGATATGGTTTAGAACTGATCATTGTGGATTGTCTCGAAGATGTAGAAAAGGGCGAGAGGGGCTTTGAAAACTCAGAGGTACACTCCATTGTGTTTAATGCCCTTACTAAGATGCACAAGAAACATGGTAGAGAAATTGATTATACAAACTTTAAAATGAGCCTTGATCTCGAAAGGTTATTGAAATATGTCAAACCTCAAGTACAGTGAAATATTCTATAGCGCACAGGGCGAAGGTGCTTATGTAGGTATTCCCAGTCTTTGGATGCGATTCTTTATGTGCAATCTCCAATGTAATGGATTTGGACAAAAGGATCCAACCGATCCAAAGACCTACGAACTGCCTTACGAAACAGTTGATATCAGCGGTATTCATCGTGTTGAAGATCTACCTGTGTTTGAAAAGGGTTGCGACAGTAGCTATACATGGAGCAAGCGTTTCAGACACTTAATGACTGACAAAACAGTTGAAGAAGCCGTTGATAATTTAACTGCACTATTGCCGGGTGGTAGTTTTCAACATCCTAAAAGCAAGCAATGGACACACATGGTGTTCACTGGTGGTGAGCCTATGCTTAAAAAGTCGCAGGAAGGCATGATCTCCATCATCAACGAATTTGCTAAGAGGGGCAATGCGCCGCGCAATGTCACAGTTGAAACTAATGGTACACAACCACTAACAGCAGAATTTGAAAAATGGCTTACTGAAAAGTTCTTGTTTAGCAGCGAGTTTGGTGGCATTGTACCTGACGGAAATGGTACAACAGAATGGTTTTGGAGTATCAGTCCTAAGCTATGGAGTACAGCCGGAGAAAGAGCTAAGAGAGCAATTTGCCCCGATGTAGTAGGTAGCTATGCTAAACTATCAAGCAGAGGACAACTAAAATTCGTTGTTAATGGCAGCGAAGCCAGTTGGAAGGAAGTAGAAGAAAATGTTGATCGCTTTAGGCAAGCTGGTTGTAATTTTCCTGTTTATATTATGGGTGTCGGTGGCACTTTGGAAGGCCTCAAAGTAACAGAAGCAATGATTGCAGACGAAGCAATACAGCGTGGGTATAACTACACAAGTCGAGTGCATGTACACATTTACGGAAATGCTATAGGAAAATAATGTTTACCTACACAGAAAATGTTTTCAATGATAGAATTTTGCACATGCTTCAAAGCAGGTTTTGTCAGATAAAGAATACCGACAATAGTAGTTATGAAGTGTGGCCGGAAATTTCAACAGCTAATTGCACCCTACCAGAAGCATTTTCTGAAACTGTTACCGACGGAGACAGAATGGCATTAATATTAGCACTAGCATCAAATCAAAATCTCCCATTCTGTCGAGACGAGCGGTTAAAGTTTGCTCAGTTTGCAGTACAAAAAATGCCTGCTGATTGCAGTATTCCGTTACATACAGATACATGCAAGGCTTCGCTGACTGTTTTTTTAAGCGATGATGCCGAGGGTGGGGAATTTGTTTGGTTAGACAACGATGCCGAAGTAGCAGTTGTACAAAAAGTTAATTGCGGTGTTTATGCATATTTTGATTCAATAGTTGAAGGTGCTGCCCACAAAACAAATCCTGTTACAGGAACAAATACTAGATATACACTACAGATGTTTTTGAAGTAAGAGAGATATTATGAAAAAGAAAAAATTAATCCCGTTTAGTTGGCTACCAGCCAGTTGGGGACTTGCAGGAAAGACACGAGCTATTGCTGAAGCCGAGTACTACTATGACGGCAACGACTTAGAAGATAAACTTGCTGAAATCAATGCTGAAACAAACGAAGACGCAGATATTGCAAAACTTGATTTGAAATTAAAGCGTGAAGAAATAAGTCAAACAGCATATGATAAGAAAATTGCTGACATTAGAAAAGAACCATATATTAATGTCCTAAAGATGGGCATCAATCCTGTTAACGCACAGGCAGGCTATATCGAACTTGATTGGAACGATGAGTTTGTTAAGATGCTACAGGAAAATGGATACGAAGGTCGCAGTGATGAAGATATTGTTAACAAATGGTTCAACGGTGTTTGTAGGACTATTTTAGCAAACGAAGTTGCGGACCAAGACTATGGTTTGGAGCAATCAGATAGATCAGCAAGTGCAAGACCCGATGTCGAACGTCGAAATAACAGCCAAAAGTAAATTGATACAGTTAATGCAGGCTGTACAGCCTGTCATTGATTCTAAGATTGCAGAGATGCAGCCTAGTGAAGTTGACTTCATTCTAAAGAACTATCGCAAGTTTTTGAAGATAGATCTAGAGCGAGACTTTGAACAAGCAAAGGCATCTGCACCTATCGGCAGCGGATTAGAAGATATTCTCAAAGACTTTTCATCAACTTAGCTGTCTCCATTTTTGGTTGACATTTCTAGTATTTTTGCTATACTGTGTATAGAATTAACAGTAGGATCTCTATGGCTAGTAAAGAATATTATGAAGGAAGAGATTACGAAAGTAGCGATAACCTACAAAAGTTGCTCAAAGGAATCTTTTTTATTAAACAGTTTGAAACTTTGGGAGGTACCGGAACCAAAGTGGATCTTGTTGGTATTGCAGAAAATCCTATCTATTTTAGTATTAAAAATGGCAGTGGCAGCAATACACAAGTACATGCAACAACGCTCAAAGCATTTTGTAATTATTTAAATGCCCCTGAAATCATTTTTCAAAAATTTGAAAAATGGTTTGGTACCTGTGATATACAAAAGTTTAATGATTGGAAAAGTGGTTTAACCCTAAATGAAAATCTAGAACTCCGGCGGCAGCGACTAGGATCTCATAATATTACAGGCTGGGAAGAAGTACTCGCTTGGCTCAATAAAAAGAATAAAGAGGGAATTCTACCTAAGCTACTATTACAAACTCTAAATAATGATTATGTAGTAGATTTTTTAATTTGGCGAAACAAAAAAACAGATAAGATAATCATCGTTGATATTTACAAATATATTAAATGGATCACTGATCACTGTGTTTGGACAATGAGCAAAAGTAAACGAGGCCATAACTATAACATTTGGTGTGTGGGACCAAATGAAGAAAAGATTTTTAGCCTACAAATGAAGGGTGCCGGTGAAGGTGAGCTTTATCATAGTCCACAGTTTCACATTTATAAAAAGTGGCCTAAAGAGTTTATTGTTTACGAAACTGAATAAATACGTGTATGAAAAAACTTACTCACACCTTTGATGATTTATTGTCTACTGTCCAACTACAGTCAGTGGACTATGCTACCTTTAGGCAGCAATTGAGTGTCCTTAATATTAGTGACACCACCGGCACATTTGGTGTGCGTAGTGATATTGACACTTTTATTGCTAGAGTAACTAAAAAAGATTCTGATAACAGAAAAGAACTGTTGGAACTTTATTGCAAAAAAATGTATCAAATATTGGTTACTGATGCTAAAACTAGTTTATATGAGTTCTATAGAAGGTATGGTGAGTTACTTAATCCATTAGAATTTTATTTTGACTTGCCAGAAGGAAATTGCTTACAAGATGATACATTTATGGGCATGACTAACAGCAAGTATGGTAGAGTATGTAAAAACATAAATTTTGATGATTTTTACAACACTAAAAAGTTATATACTAACGATAGTCAGTATGTGTTTGGCTTGATCAAAGTTATGTATGAAAACTTTCATATTAGAAATAGTCTATGTGCTCCGGCATTCTTTGATCATATCATAAACACAGAAGATGACTATGGACAGTTTTGGTTAGACTTTTGGATCGGTGCTAATAAAGCGAGTATCTTTAACCCATATACATTTAAAAGTATATTAGATACACAATTCACCGGTGACGTTTTATTCAGTCCGTGCATGGGCTGGAATGCATACCAATTTGGTTTCTATAATAGTAATTTTAATCATATGGTGGCTACCGATGTTATACCTAACGTGGTTGATAATGCCAATCATCTGCATAGCGCATACACTAGGTGGAAAGAAACGGATACATTTAGTCAGTTCTTTGGTAGCAACAAAAGTGTTGATTTTTATCTTTGTCCCAGTGAGCAATTAGATGCAAGGCACAACTTTATAGAAAAATATTCTAATCGAGTAGATGCTGTATTATTTTGTCCTCCTTATTTTGATTTAGAAATATATCCAGGTGAGGAACAAAGTACAATAAGTTTCCCAAACTACGCAGATTGGCTTACAGGATATTGGGAAGAAACTGTTAAATTGTGTGCGGCAGTTATGAAACCTGGGGCAAAGTTTGGTTTTATTATCAGTAATTACAGAAACTTCGCCAAAGTAGATAACAATATAAGCCAAGATATGAAATCTGTTGTAGAAAAACACCTCTCATTTGAAAAGCACCTTAAGGTTAGGTGGAGCGGTTTATCCAGCGGTAGACAGGCACACAAACAGCGCGATGGAAACTTTGAAGATCTTTGGATATTTGTAAATTAACTTGACAAAAAGCGATTATTCAGCTATACTTAGTATACAATTGCTAAAGGACTATATATGGCAACTTACATTCTAGTAGACAGTTTAAATATGTTTATGCGGGCCAAGCATGTTGGCGGCGGCAAAGACATTGACATGCGAGTAGGCATGGCGATGCATATCATGTTTAACAGCGTTAAGAAAGCATGGCGAGACTTTAATGGTAGTCATGTTGTATTCTGTTTAGAAGGTCGTAGTTGGCGCAAAGATTTTTATCCACCCTACAAGGCTAATCGCAAAGTTACTGCTAACAAGCGTACACCGCGTGAGATTGAAGACGATGAACTCTTCTTTGAAGCATACGATAATATGATTAAGTTCTTTGATGAACGCACAAACTGTAGTGTTATTCGTTGCCCTACAGCAGAAGCCGATGACCTTATTGCTACTTGGATACAAACTCATCCCAATGATGAGCATATTATTGTTAGCACAGACAGCGACTTTTATCAGTTGCTGGCAGACAATGTAAAGCAATACAACGGCACAACAGAAGAAATCGTATCAATTGATGGCGTTATTAACGCTAAGACTGGTAAGACTGTTATAGACAAGAAAACAGGTAAGCCTAAGGATGTAGGCGATCCTGAATTTGTGCTGTTTGAGAAGTGTGTTCGAGGCGACCCTACTGACAATGTGTTCAGTGCCTTTCCTGGTGCCCGACTAAAGGGCAGTAAGAACAAGACTGGCATTACAGAAGCATTTGAGGATCGAGAGCGTGGCGGATTTAACTACAATAACTTCATGTTACAGCGTTGGACTGATCACGAAGAAGTAGAGCACCGTGTTCGCGATGACTATGAGCGCAATCGCACACTAATTGATCTTACTGCACAGCCCGACGATATTAAGGATGCATGTAGAACTATTGTGCGAGACGCAGTTAATAAACCGCAGGTCAGCAATGTTGGCATTTACTTTATGAAGTTTTGCGCTAAGTGGGACCTACAGCGTCTTAGTGACAGCGCAAATGATTTTGGTGATATTCTAAACGCCGGAATTAAAAATGTAACTATGGTTGACGCATAATGAATGATCTAGTACTAATTGCACTCAAAGGTGAAGCACCTGAGCTTGTTGACAAACCAGGTGTGTTCTACACGGGTGTGGGTAAAGTCAATGCTGCTATTATTGCAGCTACACTAATCGAGCGTTATAAGCCTAAGCGTGTATTTAACTTTGGCACCGCAGGCGGTATCACGGTTGACCATGGTGGCATCTTCAAGTGTACCAAGTTTAGCCAGCGAGACCTTAAGGTGTCCGGTTGTATTGTGGGTCAAGATGCTGTTGATGCCTGTGCTCCAATTACATTTAGCACAGATGGTCTTCATGTGAGTACTGGTGATAACTTTGTTACAGATCCTGCTGATGCTCAAGGTGCAGACCTAGTTGATATGGAAGCCTATGCCATTGCTAAGGCCTGCCGTGATGCGAATGTAGAATTTATCTGCTACAAATATGTTAGTGATCGAGCTGATGACAATGCAGCAGATAATTTCCAAGACAACATTTATAAGGGACAGGATTATTATATCTCTATCCTAAAAGAGAATAATGTTTACTGAGGCTGAAAAAGCATTTTGGATATTAGCTAACGGCGAACCCGACTTTGCTTGGATATTTGAGCGTAACGGTGAAACAGTTTATCGCAGACCTTTTGCAGCACCAGGTTCAAAACTACCGCCGTGGATCAATACAGAACGAGAAGAAGTAACTGACAAAATTGTTGGTAAACAAGCTGATTTAATTATACTGGATGAAATAAAATGAACACAGAAACTACTCAAGCACACCCATTTGATAGCGAAAAAGCTCGAGGTTGGATTAAAGATATGCTGAGGGCAGGTCCAGGTACCGTTACTTTCTTAAAGAAAAACGGCGAAGAAAGAAAGATGTTATGTACCCTAGATGAAAAGCTCATCCCGGTTGAACACTTGCCAAAGTCTTTAGCAGAAGGTGCTGAGCCAAGAAAGCGCAGCGAAGAAAGTTTAAGTGTTTGGGATTTAAACGCAAACGGCTGGCGCAGTTTTATCTACAAGAATGTACTCAATTTTAGCTTTACTATAGGCGACGATCAGTCTGATAGGGTTGAGGGATACGAATTGCCTCCCAAATTTGACTGATATAAATATATTACACAAGGAAACACACTATGAACGACATTACATCAAAAACAATGCTACAGCAGATCTCAGATGTTGCATGGCTAGTGCATCAGGGTAATCAAAAACTTGGCATTCTAAATAAGAATGCACAAGAGCGATTTACATATATTACCGGTAAGGATCTTGTAAACTTTAAGGATGATCACGAAGTAGAGGAATACTTTGGTAATTCTACTCTCTTTAAAAAGCAGATTACTTCAGCTGCTATCAAGCCCGATTCATATTATATCAAGGGCTATGAAGTTGACTACGAAACACCGTTCGCAGTAGATGAAAGTCATCCGGATTATCGAGATGACATTCCCCTTTATACTAAAATTGAAGGCAGCGATGTATACTACGCAGCAGGATATTACTGTATCAACTTTGGTAAAGGTTGGAAACAGTCACACGGTCCAAAGCTAACCACACTATTACGCTACGGCTATGAAGGCCCGTATAAGTCTGAGCTGGAAATGAGACAGCAACTAAAAAGGCTTAATAAAGAAAAGCGTAACAATGACAGAACTTGAAAAATTAATTTGGCGCTTAGAGAAGCTACAAAAATCAAGATCTAAAAGCATCACTTTAGATATTGATTATCTGTTAGGTATTTTGTATACAGTACCCTCGCAAAAAGTAACTGTAACTAAGAATGAGCCAGTAAGACAGCAGGTAAATGTAGATGGTGGCGGATTTAAAGAGTAAACCTGAACGATATAACAAAATCTATCGCTATCAGTGGCGTACTTCTGTTTTTGCTTTACCCCAGATAGTCTGGCAAAAACTAGACAAACTTTGTGCAAAAGACTGGGGATATCATTTTATACCACATGCTTGCATGGACTATACAAGACAAAATTGGTACGAAGATCAGACACTATACCTTACATTTCAGGACTATGACGATCTAGTAAACGCTAAACTAAGCATAGACCTTAAAAATTAAAAGGTGTTTTTATAGCTAGTTTTGATAAATATATGTGTACAGGAGACACACATATGAGTAGACCAAAACCAGAGATTTTGCTAGAAGCAATCAATAAGAACACATACCATGCAGAGCAGGTACTAAGTGCCGACGCTATCTATAGTGTATTCTTTAAGGATGCCCCTATAAATCTACGCACACTAAATACATTAGTGAGCTATCCTGGTCCAAAGTACAAGAAAGTCTCCTTTAGTAATCCCGGTCACGCATTTAACCTTGCTGAACGCCTGAATAAGATTTTCTCCACCGATGGGTTTAGGGTAGTAAAACTCACGCAAGGCGAGGTTGTAAATGAGGCAGATATCGATTGAAAGTATTCACGCTAAACTAGTTAGCGAACTTGAAAAAGATATAATCTTATATACGTCTAAAAAATTGGGACATGAGCCCAAGTTCACCAAAGACGAAATTCACCGACTTATTTTTGCAAACTACCGCCTAATTGGTGGTGAGCCTGTTGGTATAAGGCTAACCTCTTTTGGTAATGCTCTACTATCAAAAAAGTACGATCATTACAAATACAAAGTTTCTGATTTACCTAATAATAAAGCTGTCATAGCTCTTGACAAAATCATGGAATGGCCTTATTATTTAGGTAAGAGTATAGTAACATTTTACAATGAAAATGATGCTGCTTGGTTCAGACTAAACGGAAACGATATTAATAGTTATATAGAAATGTTATAAAGTTATGGATACGCTGTTATTAAATAAAGATGCATCACCAATCAGTATTCTCCCGCTGAGTGCGGTAGGCTGGCAGGAAGCCATCAAGTACATCTGGCTTGATCGTGTGCATGTTCTCGAATGGTATGATGATTGGGTTGTACGAAGCCCGAGCTGGGAGACTCGTGTGCCTGCTGTAATGATGGTGAAGGACTATGTGAAAGCAAAGAAGTATCCACGCTTCAGCAAGTACAATGTTACTCTGCGTGATCATTTCGAGTGTCAATACTGCGGTGTTTTGGTAACTTCTGGCACAGTTACAATGGACCATGTTATACCTATCAGCTTAGGAGGTAAAACAACATGGGAAAACATTGTAGCAGCCTGTCCTCCATGTAACCTTGAAAAGGGCAGTAGCCTAATTAGGCCGCGGCGCGAGCCATATAAGCCTAGCTATTACGAATTGGCTAACATTCGTAAAAAGCTACCGTTTGATATGAAGCACCCAAGTTGGAAGGATTATCTAGCATGAACAACGATAATGATGATAACATTGTTTCTTTCCCTATTGAGGAAAGACGCAAGAAAATAGAAACTGAACAAAGAGCCAAAGAGCAGACCAAACCTGCCTTTGGTATGTTTGGTTCCTTCAGTTATTCGTTTGATCCAAACATTACTGTGACTTTTAGTCAGTTTGATAAAAAAGAATCAGACACATTTACCCTAAAAAAAGAAACATTCTTTAACCAAACCTTTCCAAGTGACCTTGGTGTAAACTATAACAGCATGTCTATTGCAACAGACAGCGATAGACTTTTTAAATTTATGGACATGTGTAACCATATTCAAAAAAGAGCTACAGTTCATTATTCAAATAATAACGATACTCTTTTTAGTCATATGGAAGCTCTATTAGAACAACTTGTCCAGATTTCAAATTTAAACAAAAAAAGTTAAAAAAACCAGTTGACAAGTTACTATAACGGTGCTAATATAGTGTTATGTTAGCGTAAATGCTAGCAGGCTAGAAAGAATATCCTTCCTAGCAATATGTTAACTAAAGAAAAGGTGAAATATGACTAAGGTAATGACAAAGGAAGATCGCGTTCTTAAGGCGCTTCGCACTAACGATCGTGGTTTGACCGCTGCTCAGATTGAGGCTCAGTTTGGCGTTGGTAATGCTCGCTCAACTGTTTCAGCACTTCGTATGAAGGGCTTCCCAATCTATGCTAACCAGCACACTGATACAAAGGGTCGTACTAAGACTTTCTATCGTCTTGGTACTCCTAGCCGTGCTGTTATTGCTGCTGGCTACAAGGCTCTAGCAGCTGGCCTCGTTTAATTCTCCATTAAACGGCTATGAAAATAGGGGCAGAAATGCCCCTATTTTTTTGTCTTTAAAAATCAATAACTTACAGACGTCGCTAAGTTATTGATTTATAAGGACTTGTTTTAGCGTAAAAAAGGTTGACTTTATATCTAAATCTGCTATACTAATAATGTAGGTTGAGAAATAAGGAGTTGAAAATGATAAGGCTTCCGATTAGTATGTATGCAGAATGGCGCAAGATGAACCGGGGTGTTCGTGTTTATTTTCGCGGTCCTCGACGCAGTCGTGCGTCAGACACTTTGAAGTCAGATGCTACTCACTTTGTATTTTATTAAAATAAAAGGTTGACAGCATTCCTAAAGATGCTATTATATAAATGTAGGTTGAGAAATAAGGAGTCGAAAATGACTATGTCAATTCAAGATGTGAATACCGCAATTATGTTTGGTGACTTCACCGACGAACAGTTGCGCTCAATTAGTTCAGCAATTACTTACCGACGCAACCAGATCCTTAGCCAGAACAAGCGCCAGCTCGCTGTTGGCAGTCAGGTTAAGTTTACCGGGCGTGGTGGGCGTACTGTTGTTGGTAACGTCCAGAAGATTAACCGGAAGTTTATCATCGTGCGCGAACAGCCCAATGGTAATAGCATGTTTGGCACAAACTGGCGGGTTCCAGGAAATATGTTGGAACTGGTGTAAAAAACCGGTTGACATAATAGCACAAGGTGCTATTATAAGAACATAGGTTAGTTAGAAAGGTAGGTTAGTTATGGATACTCTTAGTGTTAAGGCATCGCAAGTGCAGTCAATCGCACTTCGTGCAATGAAAGCTCGTCGTCCGCTGTTTATTTGGGGACCTCCGGGCATTGGTAAGTCCGAACTAGTTCAGGGCATTTCAGATAGCGGCGCAATGGGACGCTCGTGTGTACTAGACCTTCGTCTTGCACTACTTGAACCCACTGACTTGCGCGGCTACCCCTTCCGTAATCCAGAAACGAATACAATGGATTGGGCGCCTCCGGCGGACCTTCCTACAGTTGAGTTTGCGGCGCAGTACGATACAGTAATTCTGTTCCTAGACGAACTTAACTCTGCTCCGCCTAGTGTACAGGCAGCAGCATATCAGCTTGTACTAAACCGTCGAATTGGTCAGTATGTTCTTCCAAAGAATGTTGTAATTGTTGCAGCAGGTAACCGCGAAACTGATCGTGGCGTTACTTACCGCATGCCTGCTCCGTTGGCGAACCGCTTCCGTCACATTAACATGGCAGTGGACTTTGGTGACTGGCAGAAGTGGGCTCTAAAGAATGGGGTTCACCCAGATGTGCTTGGTTACCTTTCGTACTCCAAGGCAGACTTGTTTGACTTTGATCCTAAGACAAGTTCGCAGGCATTTGCTACTCCGCGGTCGTGGTCATATGTAAGCGAAATGCTCACGCAGGACGGATTTGAAACTTCAGATATTTTCGAACAGAAGGCAGAAGTCGCTGGCGCTGTTGGCGAGGGTATGGCAGGTAAGTTTATTGAACACCGTCGTATTGCTAGCCACTTGCCTAAGCCAGAAGATGTGCTTTCAGGTAAGGTCACTAAGCTCGACAATAAGTTGAGTCAAGAGATTTCCGCTAAGTACAGTTTGGTGGTTGGACTCACTTACGAAATCAATCAGTACTACCAGGAACATGGTACTAAGGATGATTTCAAGGTCATGTTCAACAATGCTGTTAAGTTCTCCTACGAGAATTTTGAACCTGAAATGGTTGTGCTGTTCTTTAAGACCATTATGACCGACTACGGTATCAAGTTTAATATCCGTACTGATCTTAATCAGGATCTGTACAAGGTGTTTAGTGAGCGTTACACCAAGTACATCGTTTAACCAGTTGAAGGGCTTGAGAACCTACCTACCTTGTTACTCCCTACACTCGAGCCCATCAAAGATGCCCCGTCGAAAGGCGGGGCATCGCCTTTTCCGATAAGTAAAATAGTGGTTGACACTATCCCTACAGATGTTATACTATATAAGTAGGATAAGAAATAAGGGTAAAGTTATGTCTAATACGACTTCAGATACAGATGTTAAAAAGCGGGCAGTTAAGACTAATCGTCCAATTAAGGACACTACTAAGAGCTCTGCTTTAATCGAAGATGCGCTGATTAAAGCGCGAATTAAGATGCTCATTAATGCGCCGTTCTTTGGTAACCTTGCTACTCGTTTGCGCTTCAAGGATGCCACAGACTGGCTTCCCACTATTGCTACCGATGGGCGATACTTTTATTATAACCGTCACTTCGTTGATGCACTTAACGACGAAGAACTAGTGTTTGGTATGGGCCACGAAGTTCTCCACTGTGTTTACGACCACATGGACAAGAAGCGTTTGGGCAATCGTGACCCTCGACTTTGGAACATTGCTAACGACTATGTTATTAACAACGACCTAGTTGAAGCGCAAATTGGTGAGAAGATTACGCTGGTTGAAATCTGCTACGATTGGAAATATCGCGGTAAGATCTCCGAAGAGATTTACGATGATCTCTTTAAGCAGGCAGAAAAGGAAGGTCGTGTTATTAACATGGACACCTTTGATGATCACCTGTATCGCGATGAGGACGGCGACGACGAGGGCGCGGGTGGTGAAGGCAGTGAAGGCAATGACGGCTCTAAGGGTCCTGTACGCTACACCAAAGCAGAGAAGGATCAGATCAAGCAAGAGTTTCGTAATGCTGTGATTCAGGCTGCTAAGGTTGCAGGAGCAGGTAACACTCCGTCAGGTGTGCGCCGCTTGCTCAAAGACTTGCTGAATCCGCAGTTGGATTGGCGCGAGTTGCTTGCTATGCAGATCCAAAGTGTTATTAAGAGCAACTACACTTACCTGCGTCCAAGCCGTAAGGGGCTTGATGCAGGCTTTTACTTGCCTGGCATGGATCGTGAAACTACCATTGACGTTGCAATTTGTATTGATATGTCAGGGTCAATCACTGATGAAATGGGCACTGACTTCCTTAGCGAAGTGAAGGGCATTATGGATCAGTACACTGATTACAAGATTCACTTGTGGTGCTTTGATACGCAAATTTATAACCCAATCACTATTACTGCTGATACTTCAAATGACTTCCTTACCTACGAGCTTGCAGGTGGTGGTGGTACCGACTTTGATATCAACTTCGCTTACATGAAGGAGAATGGTATCGAGCCTAAGAAGTTCATCATGTTCACTGACGGTTATCCGTGGGGTTCATGGGGCGACGAAACTTATTGCGATACGCTGTTTATTGTACACGGCGGTCGCGATGAAAAGGTTCCGGAAGCACCGTTTGGTATCACAGTACCGTATACTAGCAAGTCAAAGTAATGTCTATAGAAGTTTATTTAGATGATGGTGACGGTATAAGTTTTAAAGAAGCAGCCGATTGGGCTGCTTCAAACTGTGTGGGTTATCGGGGTGTAACTATCGTAGATACTAGTGATGTGTATGTTGCTGATGAGATTGCTACATATACTTTTGATAACAGCGCGGATGCAGCATGGTTTACTATGAGATGGAAGGGCCGTTAAATGGCATACAGAATTGAAACAAAAAAACTAGACAGTTTAGAGTTTAATATGTTGAGCGGCACCGAGGGTGCCGTTCGTATGATACGCAACCGTGCTAAGTTTATTGATATTGACAATGAGCTGTACAATAGCATATTAGACTACTTAGATTGTCACGCAAGCGAGCAATTTCATGTACGCAAGGACGGCGAACATCATGTGATTATCTATTTTGAAAGTCCTATAGATAAAGAAAATATTCTTTCATTTCTTAACCAAAATATGCCGTAATTAGTTATAGCATCTGTTAAATAAAATTACGAAACCATAAAAGGAGATGTTATATGGCAAAGAACAAGACAGTTGAAGAAGTAGATGCCCCTGTACTAGAGCAGACAGAAAAGGCCGTACCTGATTCAATTAGCTTAAATGATCTTCAAGTTCTATTACAGATTGTCGATCTAGCAAGTCAGCGCGGTGCTTTCCGCGGTGCAGAACTCACACAGGTTGGCGCAATCTTTGACAAACTAAATGCTTTCCTAACCTTTATTGCTGAACAGCAAAAGGCTCGCGATGAAGCAACAGAAGAAGAAGCTACCAAGGAATAATTTATGCCACAGTTAACTAAACATGTAGGCAAATACGGAGAGAAGCCATGCTTGGTTGTTTTCCGTGAATTGCCGGGTGAAGCAGATTACTGCCTCATTGTTCAAACCGATACATTAGATAGCAGACAGCACGACGATCTAATGAATGTTGTTGTTAGTGCCGAAGCACAAGAATCCAATGACATTAGTCAGGTGCTTCACCGTCGTCAGTTTACTGACGGCAGCAATATGCTAACCGGCTTACACTACAGTAAGAAGTTGCAGAAGGTACCAGTAAGTCATGTAAGCCTGACTCCGCTACCCAATCAAAGCCTCCCCCTAGCTGATGTTAATCGAGAGATTAAGAAACTCGAAGGCGGATACACCCCACCTAAGACTGATCCTGCTAGCCAGAAGAGGGTAACAACGGAAAGCTACCAGCAGCCAGATCCTTTGGTAAGACCAATCGAAACTGATCCTGTACTTGCTAATCGCAACCCAGATGCTGACATTACACGAGACGCACCAGTACCAACTAATGATGTTGCTCGTAACTTACTAATTCAAGCAGAGCTATTAGAACAGGATGCACAAGCATTGATTCGTGATGCTGAAGCTAAGAAGGCTGAGGCATATCGTTTGAATCCTGAACTAGAACCACGTCGTGGTCCTGGTCGTCCGCCAAAGAAGACTGCCGTCGATCTAACAGAAGAAGCCGGAGCAGCTGAATAACTAAGAGGACAATATTGTGGCGAAACCAAAAGGTCCGCCTAGAATTGTCCTACTTGGTAAGCAATCCAAATCAAATGATTCAGGTATAGTCAAGGGTATTCTAAGTAAAATTGAACCTTCTGACATACCAACAGAATTTTTACACAAAATTGTAGTTAATACCGTTGGTGGAGATTCGTATAGCGTAAACGATAATCAAAAAAATATTAGCTATACAAATATCGACAAGTACATAAGACAATTAGGTATCAAAGATGACATTGAATCAGTTGAAATTGTTATCGACTTGGACAAAGTAAGGCTACATCTGGAGAAAGAAACTAATAGTATCTTAAAAAAGATATTTAAGGAATAACATCTCTGACTATAAATGCCCTGTGTAAAAACAGGGCATTTTTTTATAAATAATACACAGTAGAATCACATATTGTTGCACACTTGCAATAACCTGTAATCAGGATTCACACTCCCAAACACATTTCCATGATAACTATTAGTACTGGGAGACCTTGTCTTTCAGCTAACTAACTAATAGTTTTAAAAACTATGAAAGAGGATATTTGAATGAAAAAATTATTATTGGCTTTAACAGTCGTATCAGCAGCAATTGCAGTACCAGCAAGTGCCGGAACCCTTGAAGGTGAAGTGCGCTTTGGTGGTGTTGCAAACAAGCAGACCAACTCAACCGAATATCGTGTTCAGTACAACGATGCACTATACAACGGTCTAGTTCAATATGGTCTAGAGCTACAGACAGTACAACCAGAAAATGAAGGTCCTGTTGGAACACTTCTTTCAGGTAAGCTAGGTACAGCCCTTCCAGGTGTATTTGGTTTAAGCTCTGCGGCTTTTGCTGAAGTAGGTCAGTCACTAAACAAGAAGGTATCACCAACAGTTGGCGGTAACTTTGAGTTTTGGGGTGCAGGCGTTAATGCTGCATATCCATTGGGTGATGCTCTTACACTAAAGGCTGGCTACCGCCATCGTGAAAGCTTCAACGGTAACAGAATGAAAGAAGATCGTTTACATTCAGGTGTTGAATGGAACATCACTGAAAAGACTGCTATTGGTGCAACATATTATCGCACTACAGGTAGCCTTCGTACTGATGAAGTAGGTGTTGGTATTACACACAGCTTCTAATATTTTTTAACATTAGAACAAGAGGAACCCTCGTTGAACGAGGGTTTCTTTTTGACTGTGTATTAGATGTTTTTGATTAGTGTAGCGTTTACTTCAGGAACAGGCTCGTTTGGAATATATGAATTAACAATTTCCTCAAGCCAAGGATACAATGAACGCCAATTTGTTTTTCTTCTAAAGTCAATCTTATCTAGATAGTTTGCTAAACGATGCAAACGAATAGGATCAATAGGACTCTTAACTACTTTGGTCTTAAAGCCCTTTAGATAGAGCTTACGGTTATCGTCGTCGGGAATAACTGATAGCAGTTCGTCAAAGAATGGTGCAGCATATTCGCCTAGCATACACGGATCCATATGCGTTGGTGTTACTACAATATTCCAACCAAAGTTAACAACTTTAATCTGTGTATCAACTAAGCCCATAGCACCCTGCTTCTCAATGCGATATGTGTTCCATGCCATAATCTTTCTATAGAACTCTGCCATAGTTGGTAGTGACACTGGGGTAATAGTTGAGTGTACGCTGATATCTACTAGATGATTATCAACTAGGTACTGGAAGTTCTGCTCCCACTCGTCTAGCTTAACACCATAGCGGCTATATTCTGCTTGTGGTCCCCAGCAATCCATACTGCAAACAATTTCAAAGCTCTTGAGCTTGCCTTCTCTGATCAAAGCAGAAATACGATCAATCTTCTTTTTAAAGAGATCATGCCGGTGTTTTAGGTTACTAAAGATCTTCCAATTTAAATTAGGATGACTACGCTGTTCAAAGAACTCTAAGCATTCTTCAAACTCATCTTGATACAAAGGTTCGCCACCTAGGATCTGAAACTGTAACAAGTGATGTGAATTCTTGTCCATCCATATCCAAAACTTATCTTTGCGTTGTTCGTAGCCTGGTTTTTCCTTAAAGCCCATTAGATCATATTCGTTTTCTAAAGGTCCAAACTTCTCAACTTCCTTTTGAATTAGACTGCTAAAGAAAGGAGAACAGTAAACGCACTTTTGGTTACAGACATTGTTGAAATAAACTTCTAAGATTCTTGGTGTGACTTTTACAGCAGTAGGATCAACGTCAAGCTCTGGTGGACTTACTTGCATATCATTAATATATGCAGTTCGTTCGCTGGTGCCGCCTGCTACTTCAATATCACGACAATACTCACAACCATTTCCAGGCCACTTACCGTCGAGCATTTGCTTTCTATCTTCTAGCTTACCAGGGTGGTTATGGAAGTCGTCCATAATCTCACTCACGTCCCAACCTTTACAACGATGACAGCTGGAACTTGTGCCCACTGATAGAAATACTGTGCTCCATGTCCACTTGAATTGGCATGATGTTGCTGTGTTAATTGGGAAACTGTGTGGTGGCTTAAAAGTCATTGTGTTCTCTTATTTGTATCCAATCTGCATAAATCTTGTGTATGCAGGGATAGTTAGTTGTCCTTGATAAAGTATGGTGGACATAGGATATTTAGCATTGAGGTCAGCTAGGTCCTTACAAATGTTGATATGACCGTCGTACCCTTCACTGTCATTGGTTTGCATAATAATCAATTGATCTGAATTAGCTGTTTCAAACCAATGAGTGTCCATATGCTCGCAACTGGTATTAATTACTACTTTAGGTGTAACCCTTATTAGTTCGCCAGCAGTTTCAAATTCCATATTGGATGTTGTTAAGGTAGAAGCATCAGCTACTACACCTTTGAACCTCCAATCATCCTGTACTAGATGCTGATTAAACTTCTCTGCCAATTCAATTGCTCTAGGATCTAGATCAATGCCGTACACTCTAGATACCATTGTTGCATCCAATAAAGGCTCAACTAATGTACCAATCCAACAGCCTAGAACTGCGATAACTGAATCAAATGGCAAATGATTTGTTATGCTACTATCTAATTTAGATAACAACCATGCTTTGCTGGCTAACTGCCCTTTGCTAAATGCGTCTTTAGGATAGTTACCCTGCACAGCTCGCTCGAAGTAACTGGGCTTGATACTTATATGTGCATCAACAAAATCAGATACAGCCTGCCAATTATCTAGTTTGATTGTATCGCTCATATAACCATTCGTAATCATTTATCTTTGCTAATGCTTCTACATTGTTTTTGTTAGCTAATGCATAAGCACGGCCTTCTTCTGCACCCTGTTTAGCATCATGTCTAAAGAATGCATCGGGAACAGGGTGTAACCAGCCGTCTAATCTATCCTTGCTTTCAGCATCTTCCTTTAGTGTTAACTTAACGCATTCACGGAAAGCACTACGCCATGTGCTATAGGAATCTGTATTAAATCGCGTAACGCAACTTACCTGCGGCATTGCTTTAAAACGAGTGCTAAGACCTGTAGTAAAGTCTAACCCCCAACTAGTTGCTGTACGCACCTGCGCCGTATTAAACAGTTTAACACCGCCGTAGCCATATTCCAATCCTGTAATAGGATTCCTACTTGCCCATACATGCACTACTTCTTGATCGTAAACATCAGGAATATAACTAAAATCAAAGTCATCAGCAATGTCAGCATCAGCGTCTACAACCCAAAACATTTTACTGTTTACGCTGCTAGCAGCAGCTTTATGTGCATCAAAGATACCCTGAACATCTTTGATCCAGGTTGCAGAGAATCGCGCTGTAAGACGCTCGTAGGCGCTTTGTGCAGTAGGCTCGTGGTAACTTAAGAACACAATGTCATAGGGTTTAATAGTGCTGCCTGTTTGCTTCACATATTGCAAGTTCTTTATCTTGTTTAATCTTATTGCATCAGTGGTCAACGCATCAACATTAATATTAGTTGGCCACAATCGTAGCCCACCGTAGCTATGAGTTTTACTGTTGTGCGGGTTTATTCTCTGCCACACATGAACCTTATCAATGTTTGATATTTGTGGAAGGTAGCCTGCATCCAAAATGCATTGTTCGACACGCACATCGGGGTCAATGGTCCACAGGAACGGTACTCCCCGATTCATCGCTTCCTGTAGTGCATTGGTCAGTTCGGTTTTGGTTACATCTTGTAGATGCACAACTGGCCATGTGGGACGCAGACTACCAATAGTATTTATTTGCTTGAGCTTTTCAAAACTGTTGTTTTCAATCTCAGCTAACGAATAATCTTTGTTGAAAGTTCCCCTAGGATACAGTCTAATGTTTCTGTAATTACCGTCCTCGTCAGCAAATACATGAACATTTTGTTGATCCCATTGTGTTGGATAGTAGTCAAACTTAAAGTCTGGCTGCACTTTAGTAAAAGGATCCACAACCCAATACATGGAATTAGCTACAGTACTGTTTGTGTGTGTAAGTTGTTCAACGATACTGAGTTGTGGATCTAAGTAAATTACCGGATATTGCTTTTGAGTACATGCAGGCTCGCGGATGTATTTGGGACGCCCTTTGGCCTGCGGTACTTTCGGACACAACATGACCCCGGCATAATCATATTGTCTACCTGTGATTGGATTTAGCTTCTGCCAAATATGTGTTTTGCCTTCGTCCCATGTCTCAGGAATAAAGTCAAAGTTAAAATTATCTAATACATCAACATCTGGGTCTATTACCCAGAACCAGTTATTTTTACTGTTAACACGGCCTTCTTCTTCGCTGCTGAACCGTTCAAACTCTAAATCCCTAAATGGACTGATGCTGTGTATTACCAGCTCTGCATTGCTCCATGACTTTGGAACCCAACGGATGCCGCCCATTGCTTCTGGATATTTGTGTTTAAGCTGGCCACCAAGATGAAAAGTATGAATCATATTGCGCTGGAAGTCTGGTGGCACCCATGATACATCACTGTCTAGTTTATATTCTTTATCAATAAGCCAGCAGTCCTGTGTAACAATAGAATAATCAGTGGGGTCAGCTACATAAAGAATTGGATATTGTTTGTTGCCTGTGGGAGAGCCTGATATGTATTTTGCGTCTGTTTCGTTGTACTTAACAGGCACTAACTTAACACCACCGGTGCGGTTGTCGCTTACATTAGTAATACTCAAAGGATATTTGTGCTGTAGTTGACCTGGTATTTTGAATATATGAATATACTTTTGATCATAACGATGAGGAACATAGTTAAACACGTCGTTAAGCTCATGCTCCTGATCCACTAACCAAAACATCTTAGTTCTGCTTTTGCGAGCATAAGCTTCATAGTTATTAATGTCGTTGGTATAAAAAATATCATAGCGAACTGGTACAATACCTGCTTGATACTTGTGCTTGGTCATGTCGTAGTTCTTATGCACAAGACGCACACCACCGCATCGATTATCCCATGGCTCAGTAACAGTCTGAGGGTATCTATCGTCTAGGTGATCTGGTATCTTAAACACATGAATATATTCTTGTTCGTGCGGTGCAGGAACATACAATAGTTTTCCGTTAAAGTCATGATCTCTATCCACAATCCAGAACCAATCTGTTTTGCTTCTAGCAGCATATTCGCTGTAGGTATCGCTGTTGAACTGATCTTCATCAATATAAAATACATCATATTCTGCATCGGCTACTGGACATGCAGGATGTATTTTTATTTCTGCGTCTTGCCAAATGCGGGGTACAAGTCTAACTCCTCCCATAGCCTGTGGATACTTTTCTCCAAGCTGATAGGGCATACGAAACACATGAATATAGTTGTGTTCAAACGGGCTGGGTACCCAATCCAGTGTAGCAGGATTAATGCTGTGATCGCGATCTATAAGCCAAACATATTCATCAGCAAACTTATCCCGCTGAGCATAATCTTCTACATCACTAACATACAACACAGGATACTCAACACCTGCATCTAAAAAGCTATGATATTTAACTGCACAGGTTCTCCAATTACGCGGATATAATTTAATACCGCCCTCGGCCTGTGGGTACTTGTGCTCCAATTGGCCTCGTAAATGAAAACTATGTATGAACTTAGGTTCAAAGTTATCCGGAGCCCATTCAATATTATTGTTTAATTTATATTCAGGATCCACGCACCACACATGGCTAGCATACGGATGTTCGTCAAAATACTCTTCTGGTGTGAGCGTATATAATATGTCAAAACTTTTGCGACATACCACACGATTTATCTGTTTAGTTCCTGCAGGCTCGGTTTTAGGCAACAATTTAATGCCGCCGTAGTTACTGCTGTTCCATTTCCAAACATGCTCATAGGTTTGATCATAGTCAGGCGGACGATATTCAAACACACTATAGTCTATGACTTCAATGCTGGGCTCAATGAGCCAATACATTTTAGTATCGGGCTGAATGTCAGTTAGTTTGCTCACAGCTCGCGCAAAAGGCAGCGTGGCTTTTAACTGAGGATTTTCGCCAAGATAATAAACATCAAACATCAGATTCTACGGGACCGCCTTGCTTGAGCAGCTCGTCTAATTGTGATTCTAAATATCGTGAGTCAGCAATAACATTGCCAAACACGCAGCCAAGATCATGTGGCTTGCCCTGAGTAGCAGCACACACAGGGCAGCGTTCTTTAACTACTAATTTTTGCGTTCTATTCATGGGTGTGTACATTTACGCCGTAGTGTTTGGCAAATGCTGCCGCATCTTCTATAGTATTCACTATGGGTTGACCTTTGATATTAAGGCTGGTATTCACCAACATTGGACAGCCTGTGCGTTTGAAAAACTCACGCAACAGCATATACAGTCCTGGGTGTTGACGTTGATTAACTGTTTGTACTCTGCTGGTTCCGTCTGCATGTATAATAGCAGGGAAGGCCTGCGGATATTTACAACGAGCCACAAACTGCATATAGGGACTAGCCAAATTCTTTTGAGGCATATCAAAATACTTGTCTGCTTGCTCTTCTAATATAACTGGTGCAAATGGGCGAAACTGCTGACGCTGCTTGATAGCGTTCATTCGTTCTTTAATGTCACCTCCTCGTGGATCTGCTAATAGACTACGGTTACCCAATGCTCTGGGACCAAATTCAGCTCGCCCATTTGCTATCCCAAATATTTCACCTGCGGACAAACTCTGCAGGGCTCTGCTCACAGGATATGCACCTGGAATGTTATGACCCAAATAAGGACCACGCCAATCCACATGCTTACCTGATGTGTTATATAAGTGCAGAGCCGCTGCACCCAAGCTGCTGCCCGCATCGCCCGGATTGGGCATGATGTGAACATTTGAGAATACATCAAACAATTTACTGTTGGCAACACAGTTAAGGGCTACCCCTCCCATGAATACCAAATTGTCTGAACCTGTTAATTGTTTTGCATAATTTGCATATGCAATAACTCGTCGTTCCACTTGATCCTGTGCAGCCCATGCTAGGTCAAAGTGATCCACGCCAGGGAAACTATTGGGACTTAAACCCCTGTGTAGATTCTTACGAGTCAGCACAGCACGAGCACCTGCCATAGGACCAGCACTACTCTTAAAATAATCGCGATCAATTTCGCTGCTCAGTTGTCGCGCACGATCAGGATTACCATATGCTGCCATACCCATCAAAATATATTCATCTTCATTGGGCTTGAGTCCCACGCGATGTGTAACAGCACTATAAAATAGTCCTAGACTATGAGGATAGCGAACTCTGTGCAGCTTACGCAATTTACCATCACGCCAGTGCCAAATACTAGCAGTATCCCATTCACCTATAGCATCAATTACCATAACAGCACAGTCATCAAACTTTGACGTTAAAACGCCCGCAGCCGCATGTGTTTGATGATGCCAATAGTTTACAATGGGCACATCTCGCAGTTCTGGATAAAAGCGACGAATCCAATCAGTTTGTGTGGGCTCACGCAGACCCTGCCAATCTCTGCTATAAGCACAGCGCAATCGTTTAGCCCAAGCAGTTTCATGTAGTGCTATAACCTCAGGAAACCCTGCATCCAGGCCCGCATTAATTAATTTGCGATTTAAAAATGCGTCGTTTTTCTCACGACTATAACGCTCGCTGTGACCCGCAAATAGGATTTTATTATTATCCAATACTGACAGCGCAGCGTCGTGATACATGCTGCTGATACCCCAAATTATCATCGCATCGCTCCATCTAGATAATTCACAAAATCCCCCACGCTGTCCACAGTAAAATGATTGGTAATGTCCATGCCCTCTTGCTCGCCGCAGATGCTGAACATATCACCTTCTAATAATTTAAAGAATTTACTCTGCAAATTCATCTCGCGATGTAAAGCATAATCCTGAATAAAACAATATTTCACATAAAACTCTGCTTGTGGATTAGCTGCTGCTATACCATCCAATGCCGTGAATATTGCATAGTGCAGACTTCGTTCACGATATTCAGTATTTAGAAATAATTCATACCAACCATGTGCTTGAATAATACGCTGCATATCTGCTCGACTAACGTTAGGTATAGCCATATCTATTTCCCGCTGCGTGACCATAGCAGAATTTTTATTATTATAATGTTCATGCGGATCTGCTAATTCACTTAAATGATGTATAGTGGGTGTATAAGGACTTAGACAAAAACGCTTAACGCTGCTAAATGCACAAAATACACGATCCCCCGGAAGAAATTCACCAAAATTCTGTAGTTGATGTAATAGCTCTAAAGGCCCCGTTCCATTGATACCCCGTGTAATGCCCGCGCAGCCCCAACGCTCTGCCAGTAAGTCAATCCAACTGGGTGGACGACCCGAGAGAATATCCTCAGCGGGTATACCTGCACTAGCAGTAAAACTATCTCCAAAGCACACTAATCGCATATTAACGGTATATAAATGGGTCTCGACGACGTAGCTCTGCTAGCTTACGCTTGAGGATTTCTTCCTCTTCAGGAGTAAGATCACTGTCTAAGGGTGTGGGCGGAATCACCTGATCCTGCGGCACATAATTCTGCGGTAAATCATTTTTATTCTGTTCGCTCATAGTCTGCTCCTTGTATTACTTAGCGAAATTATTCAGCTTAATTATTTAATATTGAAATTAAACCAATTTATTTCCCATTTAATTGATTTTTATCACGTTTAAATGCAAAAATAACTTGTGTAATTGAGAGTTAAACTCCCGTAATGCACAGCTAATTACATAGTAAATAAGAGTTATTAGAGCGTAATCCAATCTTATTACACTATAATTGACTGTAAATACAGCTCAACACGCAGGTGTAAAAACACCACAGCCTACCGCCTTTCTATTCGTGACGGTTCTTGGTGATCTAACTCTGTATAGCAATGGGAAACAAGCCCTCAGAGTATGCAGTAGTATGGAAACGCTTGCTCATAGTCATTGCGGTATCGATATCCACGTGATTACTGCTGCTGCTGGTATGATAAGCGATCAAACTGCGATGCTCTCCCGTAGTGGTCATTAACCAACTGTTATAGGGTGTAGTACTCTTAATTACATCAATACCCTGCTCCCATGCGCTGTTTATGCCGATAAAGGGTACATTCTGAGCAGTACAGAACTGTATGTAGTAGCGTAGTGCAGTAGCATTAGCAGTGGCTAGCCATCTCAAGCTGATATTATCGTATAGCGCAGTGGGCACACGATGTTCTCTGTATAGTGTGGGCATAGCACTAAAACCGCTATAAGCCTGTATCCAATCCAAAGGTGGGTCTCGCTGCTGCCAATCTAGTGCATTATTCCAATCACGATCGTGACGTTCATCTTTATAGTCATTTAAGCGTAGTAGTGCATCTATAGCGTTGTGATCACTGTAGGGCGCATCGGGTGGCTTTTGACTGTGATCCACACCCTCTAGTCTAAATAGATCCGTAATAAAGTACATAACGCCCGCATATTCACTTAAATTGGGTTTAACTGCCATAGCGTGATTAACTATGCTTACATGACTTCCGCCGCTCATTGCTACATGCTCAGTTTCACCATTTAGCTTGTGAGCCCATAATCGAGCCCAGTGACTGTGCTTTTTATCTAATAGTGCAAAACTATCGCCTACTACTAGTATTTTAAACTTTGCCATATCCCTTGCCTCGCAATACATCTATCCACGCTTTGGCTATCACGTCCTGTTCCTCTACATGCGTATGATAACGAGCTTTGGGCAAGCCGCGTGGATCACCTTCTGCACATTCATAGTCACTGTGTGCGGGATTAAGCGGACTATTGGGTAATATAATCTTTTCGCTTTGTTCAAATAGTCCCACACCGTAAGTATAGCTGCTGATGTAGCTATAGGCTATACCTGCATCATCTAATGCTCGCAGTCCGTCACGCAATATCCAAGCGTCCTGATGCAGTCGCCAATTAGTCTCGTGATAGTATAGTATATACTTGTGTAGGTTACCCACTTGTCCGTTACTTAATCTATCAAAACCGTGATAATCACTGGCCATTAACTGTCCGTTGGGGTCTTTAAACACACTACCATCATCTTTAACTATGTTATTATATGTATTGCTTAATAGACTAGCATTACGCTGTACACCAATACTGCTGAAGTCACTGTTGTCGCAGCTTACATCATCACCGTGATATAATACATTTAATATACCATCTCTGAATCTATATCCGCCCCCAATGGGGAATTCACCTCGATCTGGTGTAGTATCTTTTACTATAACATAATCACAGCCCGCAGCTATACACGCATCTATTTGCAGTCTAATTACGGGATTACTACAAGCGCCGCGAGCATATGTTACATATTCACTACCGAAATATTCAGCAATCTGCTGTGTGAAATGTCTGCTGTGACCATCACGGGGAGGCTTTACAGCACTCATCCAACTGTCCCCACATACGCCTAAACGCTTTATGATATTCTTGGCCATAGCCACTCCTCTGCAAACTTGCGATGACTATCTATACTGGGATGCACGAGATCACTGTAAAAGCCCAGACCTTCTGCTCTGCACCATTCATACATACCACCTCGATCACCATAAAATAACCATTGACTTTGATCTAATTCCCTGTATAAGTGTTGTATGTTAGAACCATAATGATCGTAAAAATAGGGGATTGATTCTAAAGTCTGATCTTTATCACTGATATAACCGTAGCCTGGATAGTGCCATATATTCATATAAGTTAAATTAACTAACTTAACTCCCCGTGCAGCACAGAACCATTGCAGCTTTAACCAATTATCTAGGCTGCGAATCATTAATGCTTCGTCATTTAAGTAGCGAGCTACCAATAGCTGCTTGTACTGCTGTATGTTATCGTTGGGGAAACTGCAATGTGCAGACCCTAACAGCCATCCTGAACCTTCTCGGGGAGGATTATAGTATTCATTAGCAGGATTAGCTGTGAAACTAGCGGGATTACTCATAAACTGTTCCACATGCAGATCCGCGTATTTAGGTGTACCATCGCTGCTGATAAAGATACTGTTGCGATCAATACCGCTCCACATAACTATGGCTATGATTTCCTGGGGTTTGCAGCCTTGGTTTAACAGTTCACTAAGCTGATATATAGTGCTGTCTGCAATCCAATCATTGCCCGCGCTGCCCTGTCCTCGGTTATACAGCTTCATACCTGTATAGTCTGCGAGAAACATGGGCCAACGAGTAAGATCGCCATTGGGGGGACGCAGGTTATCACTGAAACTGCATCCACTGGTTACTAGATGTTGCCACATATTAACTGTGTACCCATTGATAAATGTCGTTGATGATCTTGGTTTTAGGTGTGCATTCCAACATGCGACGTTGTATTAGTTCATAGTTGTGTATGACCGTGGGCGCAACACGCTTCAAAAACACTCGCATTTCGGCAGGGCTGAGTCGTGCTATACGCTCTGCTTCTGTTAATATCATGCTCATACGCTTTGCGGGATTGGTTTCCATGTCGTAGCTTTCATCAATATAGGGGTGGAAAGTCTTATAACCCAAGTCATGTAAGTGACGCATCATGCCCGCATTACCTGCTAGTATAAAGGGCTGAGCTGCTAGTATTGGCTTAAATGTCTTTTCACTGAAGAATACTGTGTTAGGTTCCACAAACATAGTTTCGTTGGTCCAGTTAACAGCGCCCTGATACTGTACATCACAGTTGAGGAATGTGTCGTTTACAGAGCAGTCCACATCGTATAGCTTGGGTATTATGCTCAAATAGTCATCATCAATAATGGGAGGATAACCACCCTCACCGCGGCTGGCATTAACAAAACGCTCTGCATCCCAATCTGGATCGCCCCGGAGATTGTTGCCCGCATAGGGTCCTACCGCAGTCCAGTCATTGGGAGGTTCAGTATAGGTCCACAGCACACTAGCATCACTCATGCGATAGAAACAGGCTGCTGTGCTTACACTACGATGCCAGCGAGGACGACGATTTAGATGTACGATGTTGTGGGGATGCCGAGATTCACCTGCTCGCAATCGTTTAATATGACTGTCTACTTTAACACGATTGTTATGATGCCATTCGTGTCCGCTGCCCACATGATTCTCCCAATAGGGATAGTAAAAGCCCACGCTGCCATATTCTGCTTGTAGCGCAGGTGTGAGAAAGTTAGCATCCATAAATGCCATGGTGTTCATGGGAATGTTGTAGGCACGACTGTGGGATTCTAGGAATGTTTTAACATGTGTGTCGTTGAACCCGTGACCCTCATATACTTCATGAAACAGTATGCGAGCCAGGCCCTGTCTGCAATCCTCTACCACACGCTGTGGAATCCACACACCACGATCCAGTACGCTGGCTAAAACAAAGTGTGCTGACCCGTTGATGCTGATTGGAAACACATAGCGTTCACCCTGGGGTATAGTATCCAGCGCAGCCAATCGACCTGCGTGACCCAAAGGCTCGCGATTCTCCATGTCCCACTGTGTGATAAACCAACTGTTCATGTGCATACGACCCGATGCTACCAGTGCTTCTACCTGATCCACAATCTGCAAATCCCAAATTTGACCCTGGTTACCCACAGCCCAGTTTTCATCTAGAAACTGCTGTAGTTCTAATCTGCCCTTGGGCCAGCCGTTGGGTATGCCCAAACGCTGACTGCCATCGGGATTATAGCGCATGTCTTCTATGGCTATAAGCAAGGGCTCGTACTGTGCGGTCATGCTATAGCTGTTCCAACCACGATCAAATGCTGATTTAAGTAACTGTGTGTAGCGGCCCTCGTAGCCATTGTTGGTGTATTCCCGCGCCAACACGTCTAAAAATGTTTGTATTCTGTCCATGTGCTTATTTATAATCCCACTTAATGTTCATCTGATCACACAGCGCAGCCATGTCAGGATACACGCGATCCCAAGTAACAGCACCGCGTTGAGCGTCTAGTACATGATTGTAACGGCAGTATTGAGCCCAATGTTCCGGGTTCCAATCACAGTTGTTATACATGCTTAACAGTGACCCTAGATGAGGATCATTGCCCATGGTAGTCCTATAGCGATCAAATATACGAGCTCGTATATCAGGATGCAGTACCATTGGACTCAAGTAATGAGGATCATACACATAGTTTAGATCCACTGGACAGGGCGCCCATTTAAGAAACAGATCCAAGTAGGGGAAGTTATATGCACTAACAGTTGTGGTAATACGCACAACTATACTGGGACAAGCTCGACTCCACTCTAATACTGTGTTTAGATTAGTCTTAACATCACTCCAAAATGTAGGATAGCGTATGTAATGATTGCGTAGATCTAGATCATCTATGCTAGCACACAGTCGAGTTTCTTTAAATTCGCTCCACAGTTCGCGTGCTTCATCGGGCAAGTTAGTCATGTTAATGTTATACCATAACACTATATTCTTACTGCGACCCGACTCTACCAGCTTACGCAGGTAACGCCAATGTGCTTTAATTAATGTAGGCTCGCCACCATTTATATACAGCACACGCATACTAGGCGCACACTCATACAAGTCCTCATAGAAGCTATCATTTTCAGGCCACTTAAAGTCACGCTTGTGATCTAACCACGAATAGCCATCATTAACAAACTCTAGCTTCTCAACCACTTCTTCATAGTCTCGACGCCATTTACTGCTGCTTGCTGGATTACATGTACGACATTGAACATTACATACATTACCGAGACGAAGCTCAACAAACTCAAGACTGGTAGTAATAGAGCCATCACCAGCAGTAGTACTGCTAGCCCATCCAATATCACGATCAGGATATTGCGTTTGCTCGTACTGTCTCTTTGATACGATACCCTTAGCTTCTTCATCATAACACCTCATACATGCAGCGGGCTTGAGACCACGCAGCATTTCTAATCTTATTTGCTTATAGTAATCACTGTTCATGTGAGCATCTATACTATGTTCATTTAAGTTAAGGAACTGATCATTACTGTTAGTATAGTTACGAGCACGGTTCTTACCCGCGGTCATATCACTTATACAGCAGGGTGTAACCCCTCCATGTGGGTGTGTACCCAAGTGTATCCATGGTAGCGCACAGTATGTATTAGACTTTGTCATAGGATCGGCTCTTTAAAAATTTTTTTCGCTCGAGTGAATCTTCCATACCCAGGTGGCTCTTTTGTGAAGGTGGGCTGGACCAGCTTGGGGCGGCTTGTCCAAATTCTAAATTTTTTCCCATACTACAGGTCATCTCTGTCATTTAATCTCTACCCCATTGTATTCTTGTCCACAATCGTTCATAACAGTAATAAGAAGTCATCCATACACAGTTAATAACTATTGTGGGTATCAGCGCATTATCTAAACTTTGTCCTGTTAACACCAATAGTATATATGTACTCAGCAGTACCCAACATCGGTATATCAGTGTTTTAACTATGGTTCTACGCTGTGTTTCCATTAGTTCTCTTTAGTATTTCATGTTTATATAACTGTCTACTCTGCGTTTATTTCTTATATACGCTGCTAGTATCCATGGGCTCACAGCTATAAACACTATGATACCCGCAGCTAGTATTGCACTGAACAGAGTCAATTCCTTTAAGAACTGCACAGTTTTCTTCATTGTTGCCATAATGCCTCTACATATGTTATTGCTGCGCTCATTGCAACTATTGCAGCTAGTGCTATCACTGTTACAATCAAACCTTGTTTTAGAGTTTGTCCAGGGGTGGTGGTTGTTTTGCACAGGTGGCATGGACCAGGGTTTTGCGGGTTATTTTGATTGCTCATATTTTTGATTTTGCTGCGGTTAATCATGTTATGTGTGTTATTTGAGATCATCTTGCATACGCTGCACATAGTCATCATTGATAGACTCTAACTCTCTTATACGCTGTTCTGCAGCCCACAACGCACTATTAGCTAGTTCTAGTCTTGCTTCAAGCTCTGCTATACGACTGTACATCCAATTATCACTTTCGCTCATTGTTCTAACTCTACACTAGTATATTCTTGATAGTCCACATAGTCTGCTAGCCCATACAGCAGAATAATCAATACCACAGCCCCTAATAGTGTACGACGCTGTTCCTGCTTGGGTTTAAGTCTAAACAAGTTGCGGTTTATGTTGTGTTTAAATGTTTGTTTCATTTAGGCGTTCTCAAAAAAATTTTTTAAAGGGCGGCTTCGCCGCTACTATGTTATAACACTGACCACCACTACGCATGGTATTATGTGTGTATTTAATAGTGGCTCAGCGCATCTAAATACTTTACTGGTTTGGGACCGTAATGCTTTAGATTTTCGTAGTTGTGCAGTACTGCGTCTGCTATAGTTTTGTTATATACTTTGGCATGTAGCTGCGGATCTACTACTAGAGATTCTATTTGCTTGGTTATGTGATCAAAGCGATCGCTATAGTTAAGTGAATCGTAACTTTCATCAAATAGTGTGGGAAAGGTTTTAAATCCTAGATTGTGTAATAATTTTAGCGTATTAGCATTACCCAATAGTATAAAAGGCCGGCGTAACAGTATAGCCCTAAATACTCGCTCAACTGCACACAGGGTTTGATTCCATGCGTGCGCTTGTGCTAACTCGCTGGGTTTACTGCTGTCTTCTTCGGTGATAGGTTCAACTATAAAATCAAAATATGTATTCATATGCGCTTGATAAAACTTAGGACCAGGTTGCCATCTAGCTATAGTTGCTGTACCCTCTATGCTGCGATAGTTACTGAGTATGTGATGCAGTTCAAGGTCAACGGTTTCAATATGGGGATACAGTTCTGTATAATCTGATAGCAGTGACACACACGCAGCCTGTTTACGACTGGTTAGAAATCCTGCGCTGTACAACCACTTTGCTACAGCTAACTTGTGCTGCTTGGTTCGACCTAACCAACAGGTAAACACACTGGGCTTAGGCGAGTCTGCGTAGGTGTTAACATCAAACTCTGTGCCCATCATTGAGTATATGATTGCTGCATGACTCATCAGTGATTCTATAACCATTGAAGGCTGAGTGTTGTTGATTGCTGCCCAATCTGTATAGGCTTTGGCGCAGAGTAAGTTACTGGTTTGTAAAGTAATAATACTGGGATCTACACATATATTGTCTGCAATACCATGCAGTATATCAAACACACTTTCTTGATGGTTGTTTTTCCACCACAGGTGTATTTCGTTAGAGTGGTCTAGGATCAGCAGTTTCTTGTTTGCTGCTGCACGAATTAGTAATCTTTTAAGCTGAGTCTTGCTGAGAGCATCCCCAATATAGCCCCCACGAATCTTTATTTGAATATGTGTACCTAAGTCATAAACAGCGAAGTGGCTGCGAGCTGTGTTGCCTATGACCACTTCGCTGTTATTAGACATGCCTTAGCGTGGTGATTCCTTGCGGGTATTACCATAGTGTACTACTCTTACACCCGGAATGGTGTTGGGAGTCTTACGCCATGGATCTACTACTACGCTGCCCTCTGCGAAGTTCAGTGCAGTACCATTTGCTGTGGCCACAGTAAGAGCTTCGTCTGCTCCTGTTACTCTGTGGTTGTTATACCAGCCCTTAACAAAGTCCAACTGCTCACCATAAGTGATCTGTGGATTGTGTGCTAGTAAGTATACAGCGGGCTTGCTTAATACTGCTGGACTGGGTGACTCTCCAATCACTTCATCTAGATAGTATAGTTCTGCGCCCTGTTCAGCCACATAGTGTCCTACTAACATGCTGGCACTACCTGCTTCATAGGGTACCAACGGCTTGTAGGCTTTGCCCACAATGATCACTGGTAGATCCGGTGTAACACCTCGTCCAGCTTGACTTAGCTCTACCAGCATCTCTGCCATGTTACGAGCCTGTATTTCTCTGCTGTGCATCACAGCGTCAAAGAGGTCGTAGCCAAGTCCTAGGTTATCCGCCATCCAGCGTAGTGCAATGTTGTCGCGGGGATGACACGCACCACCATCGCCCATGCCCGGTTTCATGTAGCCTGGACCCATGATACGACGATCACTGGCAGCTAGAGCATCACACACCAACTCTGCGTTGATGTTGCCCTGCTTTTCAGCTACGTCTTGAATCATGTTTACTAGACTTACTTTGGCTGAGATAAAGGTATTGTAGAACACCTTAATGCACTCGCACTCATCCCATGTGCCTACGATATAGCGAGGATCGTTCTGCATAATGGTCTTGTAGAAGTCTACAAGTTCCTTTGCATCACCTGTTTCGCTGCCGTCTTCGGTACCGATCATAACCATTTCTGGGTTGACCATATCCCACTTAACAGTACCCATAGCAATCAAGTATGGGTTGTAAACAAAGCGTGCATTGGGGATAAGTGGTACCAACTCACGTCTTACTGTACCTGGTAGCACAGTACTGATAAGAACAATTAACTGAGATGGTGTTGCAACAGCATTTACTTCACGCAGAACATCCTTGACTACCGTGTAGTCAAAGTCTTTGTTGGGTAAATGGCTGGTTGGTGCCTTGCCATCATATTGTGGGTCATGCGGTGTTTCCACTGCGATGAATACAATATCCTGCCCCAGTACAGCCTGCTCTAAGGTGGGAACCATCTTAAAGTTTTCAGGACTGCGGGGTGAAATATCATACCCTACAACATCATGGACCTCGGCAACCATCTCGGCGCAGGCTTGTCCTAGCTTGCCCACTCCGATAAATCCGATTGAGGCCATTTTCTTCTCCTAATATGTTAACTAAAGTACCTTTTATAAAGTACGCTGTTATTTATCGGAGAGTTTTACGGTCCTGTTAATTTTTGATGTCAAAGTTGATTGTGTTTAGGATCTAAACGCATCCACCAATCCAGTAACTCTGGATCCGCTGCGTATATATGCTCAATGCGAGTAGTGCCTTCGCCGCTGCGTATATCAGCGATCTTGTCCTGCCAGTTGCGGCCTTTAAAGAAAGCTGTTTCAGCACTATCAGGCCACTGCTCTTGGAATGTGGGTGTTACCAGCATGTTTTCTAATTCGCGTATGAGAGTTTGCTGTTTGTCTGTGGCCCGAGGTCGAATATAATCTAAATTATCGTTAACAATACGATTTAAAATATGTCGTGGCCAAGCCATAGGACTAAACACAATGTCAGGGTGAAACGCAAACATGCGCTTGGTTTCAATCTTAACATCTAGTTCTAGTGCATAGTCAAAGAAGTTTTTAAGATCAAACATACCAGGACCAGTTAGTGTAAGATCCATTAGCATACGATCTTTACCACCGGGTAGTGCTACACCTTCGCGGAAGTTTTGGTCCCACTGGTCCCACTTGAGACCTGTGCGAATAAACTCGCCAATCTTGCCTGTGCCGTCGATACTAGCACACATGGTCCAGTCTTTGGCTTGTGGTAACCAATCATACAAATAGTGTTTGCCAAAACGCACACGGCTTAGGTTACTGTTATAGCGCAAATGAACTTTGCGTAAGTTATTATCTTCTGCTAGACGATCCATAACACGCCAATGAATATCATACATCAGCGGCTCACCACCTACCCAATATATCTCTTCTACAACACCGCTACAGATAGCTGCCCAGAACTCTTCCTCTACAACTTCTTTTTGGAATCGATCAATGATTGCCTTATTCTCCGGGACCATAAAGGGTTGATGTTCTGGGCTCCAGAGTCCGTGTTTTCGCTTTTCGGATTCCCAACTTGAGCTGAGGGGTTCTCCACACATTCTGCACTTAAAGTTGCATAGATTACTGACCCTATAATCAAAACTAATAGGAGGCATAGTAGTATAGCCATCATCATCGGTCTCCTCGAAGGCCTGTTCTATTTTATCTTTAAATAGATGGCCTGTGAACCACTGACGGTATGTGCTTTGACTTAGAATGCTGTCATTGCACACAGCGCATTGTGGAATAGTTTCACCCGCTAACAGTTTCTTGCGGATGTCTTTCATGTAGTCACTGTTCCAGTGTTCCTCGAGGCTCACTGGCTTATAGTCAGCAATAGTGCCAACTTCCTTGTATTTACCTGTGCTCTTGTCATTGCTGGCATCAATATATTGACGCTGCATCATGTGTTCTTCGCGACTAGCACAGCACATACGACGCTCGCTTTGCGGGCTAATATATGTGTGCGTCCACGGTGCCATACAAAATGTTTTGTTAGGCGATTCAGGGCTCATACGCCCGTGTTCCCAAATTGGTTTAATTCTTTTTGTCATAGTTTTTCAAATAGTGTAACGGCTGCACCTTGCTTGGAATCTATATTGTATTTTCCACGATATACAGTTTCATTGACAACGCGATAGCCTGCATCTATAAATGCTTGTCGTATGTACTTATAGTTAATTTCAATATTTAAGTTTACTGGTTTTAACACACCTTTATCTTTAAAGAAGTTGCCGGATGCATTAGGTTCTTCGTGATTAATAACCAAAAGTTCTTTATAACTGTTGTTCTCATTAATCATAGTTGTATCACCCTGCCACAGAGTTTCAATTATGATATATGTGGGATCACTGTGGTTTACAATTTGCTCAACTAAATGAAACGGACTGTGCAGATGATAAAATAACCCAAAGCAAGTAACAACATCTACTTTTTCACTGTGATACTTATAATAATCGTTTGCAGTACATGAATGAAATTCTATCTTGGGGTTTTTAAATATACTGTAATTACATGAATCGGGATCAGGTTCAACACATATAACTTTTTTGGGGTCATTGATCAGCAAAGCAGAAGTCTGTGCTCCAGTGTGTGCAGCTATCTCTAGTACTGTCTTATCTCGAGCAACATGGAAGTAATCTTCAACAAGCATTGTTAAATAATTATCCGATGCTGCTTTATCGTTACCCCTAGTCATATCTATATCAAATTGCATGTGTTTATACCTTTAAAATTTTGATAACGCCATATTGATCCATAGTTACCATGCGAAGTTTGATACGATCAATAACCTTATATACAATATCTATCATTTTCTGACTGTTACCGCAGACAATAGTGAGTGGTGCATGAGCTTGATTCATAAAAATAAAATTTTCAACTAAGCGGTCTACTTCATGATGTCTTATGCCGTGTAGATCTAATGTATTATTTCTACCCATGGGCGATCTCTAATATTTCTAAGTTTTTGTATAGATCATAGAACTGCTGAGGACTCATAACGCTGTCATTGCTGTTATCAGCATCGCCTAGATATTTTTCAATATACTCTATGCCCTTGTAGGCTGTTGCAACACAGGGGAATAGTGTATTAGTTCTACTTTCGTAGCCTACATTCAGATGAGAATGTGTCAAACTATCTAATATTTTAAAATTTAATGTTTCTAAATTAATTACATCACCCGAGGGTGTGTAATACAATGAATACTTGTTTTTATCTTTGCTCTTTTTATAATAGGAAAGAGTGTACTCTTCTAGAGTATGTGGATATATCACATGATCAAAATTGTTTGAACAAAACACAGCTAGATCATCGATGTTAACTGATGAGCTATGAATTTTTATTGTATCACAGTCTGTGTGATTTTTTATATACTCAGCACTGGTATTATCTGTGACACACCAGATTATAGGGATGCCAATTCGACGACATAGCTGAATAATATGATCTACACATTCATCGTCGAGCTCACAGCGTTTTGCAAAATCAATATAGGATATTGTACCCCATCGACTGCTCACGGGCACATATTTCTTTTCTTCAGGTATAATTAGTCCGGGTGTAGTCTTGTGTATTACAACAGCATCAGCATTGCATTGGGCCGCGGCCACTATTCTACCTTCTAGAATATGGTTTTGATTTTGATGATCAACACTGATGTTTGCATATAACTTTGTCATTTAACTTCGTAAAACAATAAATCTTTGTATCTATTAATTTCTCGATCGAGATATTCTCCAACTCTATTTTTAAAAATTTTGTCGTGCATTATCATGTCGCTCAGAGCTCGTTCGACATTATTTTTAAGACCCGATGGTGTTACATTATATGAATCAAAATGAGTTTTGGGCCATTGCTGTTTCAAATATTTCTCTAATGATGCAATATCGACAACCTGTATATTTCCACCTAACTTTGCTCCGTGAACAATATTGCTAAGCCAATTTCGTGTATGCATATTTTCATTTAGACTAATGTCGTAATTGCAAAAAGCATACATGTTTTCTAAAGTACCTCGTACAAAATTATAGTCAGCTCTTAGTGCGTCACTAACATAGAATATTTTTAATTCTGTATCAGTTTGCTTTTCATATGACAGTTTAGCTCTAGCAAAGTCTTTATCATTGGATGCTCTAGTTGGAAAAAATCCAGTTGCGCTACCGCCAAACAATACTTCACATACACCGCTAACATATCGTTGCCACGGATCTCGTAATACAACTGTTATTTTCCAATCATTATAAGCCATTTTATTTTTAAATGAATCTGGATTTGCAGGATCTATGTCGTACATAAATCCATCCTTTTCATTATAATGAACCCAGTTTGAGTCAGCAGGATTTAGATTTTTAAAGAATCTTACCAATGTCCATGTGCCTACACGCGGCATTGATACGATAGCTTCTTTGGTATTTGTGTTAACGATTCTCATCGTCTTCGGTTCCGCCTAGGCCGTCAACTTCAGTATCCCAACCAATACTACTACCGCCAATCTTCTTTAGAAGTTCTGAGCGGGCCTCTGGGTCTAGTGGATTGTCATACCAATCTGCGCTTTCTCCAGTCTTACGCTCGCGCTGTCGTACTTCCTCTACAACAACTTCACCATCTTCGCTGACTGTGCGGTGTGCATATACGGCACCGTCCTTGGCTAATGTCTTAGGCTGTTGAATATCCATTTCTTTTTTATTCAGTGCTAGAACTTTGATGTTATCATAAAACTCTACTAGGTTAGGAAATGTTTTGCGGAAGTCTTTGCCGCGGCGAGCATCATACTGCTCATGGAATACTTTAAAGTCATGCTCTAGCAGTTCACGATCAGCAGTATTACGATGCGGTGTTTTAACAACGTCTAGATACTCAATAAGACGACTTAGCTGATCCTGTTCCCAAGGTTGTACTAACTGTAGTCCATTTGCATCACGCTCGTCTCGCTCGCGTACTTCTTTGAGCCAGTTAAAGATTTGATCGTGATACTTTTTGCGTAACTCATCTGGTAGTGTTAGTGCGCTCTGGAAGCTGGGGAAGCGTAAGATGTTGCAAGTAAAGCCTGGACGATTATGTCCATACTTGCGCTTCATTGAAAGCATCCAGTTTAGGAAGTCTACAATACTGTCTAAGCACAGCGCATTAATGGTCATCATCATGTGCAGGCCTTCGATACGAGCTTCACTGCACATACGTTCAAAGTTATGTGTCCACTCGGTCCAATTTAGTCCATCGCGAATATATTCAGCTTGTGGACCGTATGCTTCGCAACTGGTATACAAGTGGAAACGATTAATATACTGTGTGCCTGCAATCAACTTGTCAATGAGGTCTTTCTTAGAACCCAAGTTACTGTTAATAGCCAGTCGCATTTTCTGTGCTTGCGGCGTATCAGCATTTTCCTTAAACCAATCAAACAGTTTATAGATGTCCGGAGTCATTGTGGGTTCGCCGCCAGTAACACGAATTTCTTCTAGCTCTTGACTAAGCTCAGGCCACCAACGCCAGAAAGCATCTACATATGGATTAAAGTCATCTCTGTCAAATGGTTCAGCATAGGGTGCGTCGTCAATAAAGTGACCACGTGCATCGCTACGGATATTGTGATATCCACCGTTGTTACGAATGTCCTTTACCCATGTAGTACTGAAAGCAGGGTTACAATAGCTACACGCAAACTGACAAGTTCTATTAAAGGAAATTTCCAGCGTCTTAAGACCAACGTCTGCATCAGGATTTAGTTTGGCAATCTTCATCAAGTCTTCATCTTCGTAGATAACAGTCTTGTATGTGCGATCACTTACAGGCTCGTTGCCGTCAGCATCCTTGCCCATGTCTTCAATCTTCCAGCAGTATTCACATTCTTTGGGACGCTTGCCTTCCTGCATCATTTGACGCATTTTCTTTTTGTGCTTGGTGTTGTGAATAGCACTGGGATTTTCTTTGATTTCTTCTAGATCGATTTGGTGTGCGGGAGGGTGATGACAACTGGTAGTGCCACCGTGACCTAGCCAAATAGTAGCGTTAAGCCACTTAGCCGCACAGAATGATTCCGAAACCGGATCAATCATTCTCTTTTTAAATTCTCTGTGGCTTTCGCCCTGCTTACGTCCCATTGTTTGTCCTCTGCTTTATTTTTTTAGTATTGGTAATAGATGTGCTTTAGCCCATAATAATGTAGCACTCAATTGATCGGGATGCAGCCCATCATCGTCTATGGGTAAATTTTGATCAATACACCATTCTAAAATTTCTGCATCTATTATGTGTGCGCTAGTCTTATTTAATTGTTGAAAGAACACTTCTTTGTGATTTTCAGCTAAACAATCACGCCAACCCAAAACTACAATAACTGTATGCCCTGCTTGTGATAATAGTTTGATTTGTGATAATACTTCTTGTAATACAAACTCTTCAACATTCTGTAAATCGTAAGGATCGACTAATCTTCTATATAGATTTAACTTTGGATGGCAAAGTATCATACCATAATTATCATTTTTAAAAACATTACTTACATTAGTAATGTGCTCACTAAATTCAGATTCTCGAGTTGTGTTTACAGCATCTTCTAATGTTTTATCGCCAACTATTTGTTTTCGATTGAATAATACATTTACTCTACCGCTGGCATTTATTTCCCAAAAGAAGATATCATTTTTATCGTACTCATCACTAAGTAAATAATGTTGTAGTTTGATAACTTGAGTTTTATTATTACCAGCTGTTACTGCTAGATTTTTATAAGAAAAATCATACTCTGTACAGAATTTTTTAACCCAGCTTTTTTTCTCACCATAAGGAATATCTGCGGTTAAACTATCTCCTAAAAATACTATCTTTGACATAGTTATACTAGTGCCTCCGCTGCTTGACAAATCTGCCACCAGTCTTCCATTTCCGGGAACACTGATAAAAAGTCTGTGTCTCTACGCTGATCATGTTGCGTAAAGAACTTATAAAAATTAGCTCGCGCTTTTAGTACTTCTTCTTCAGTTAACTTATTGCCTGCTTTCATCCATTCTAGGTTTCTTTTGGCTTTATCAATTTCAAAGTCCTTAAAGCCTCTATAGTCTATGTGTTCTTCGTTTGCGCGGTTGATTTCCATAAACGCGATAGCTTCTTCTAGGTAGTCTTGATACCATTCGGGCATTACTTGTATGCATTGCCATAATGGTGCGCGAAGTAATGGAATATCAAACCAAATACGCTGCTTTGGTTTAATTTCGTAGTCCGGGTGCTTATGCCCGCCATTATCAGGAATAGGTACATATTTTGTACCTTGACGATCTTTAGCAAACTCCTCACGAAGTTCAAGTATCCACTGTAGCCATTCACGGAAGCTGGTTAGGCTAAGTGCATTAAATGTATTAATAAATGTGATAGTAGTGTTGTCTGTTTCGCGTAATACACGCAACACATTCTTCTTTAGTACTTCAAAGTCCATGCCGTTACGCATATACTCGGCTTGCTTACCAAAACCATCACAGCTAACAAACACAGCAAAGTTCTTACAAGCTGGTGCTACATACCAGTTGTTTCCACTGTTTGGATTAAACTTCTGTGGATCTTCCCAAATTTGAATCTGTTCTAGTCTCTGTAGCGATTCAATAAACTTGTCCATTAGCTGTGGCTTTGGCGGACACATGTTGCTTGTAACACTCATCTCTAACCATGCGTTAGGATTCTTGTGTACATAGTCCAATACTTTAAAAGTGTTTACATCCATTAATGGCTCACCACCAGTCATACGAAACACTTCTAGACTTTTATACAGTTCGGGCCACCACTTCCAGAACGCTTCTACATATGGATTTTCATCCTGTGCTACACGCAATGGCATTAGTCCTGCGCGAGCTAAACTTTCTGTGTTGTTATGCTCGCCGCCCACAATTTGATATGGGCCATGGTCTTTAATCTCTTGATGCCAGCTAGTGCTTAGATGTGGACTGCAATAGCTACATTTAAAGTTACAGGCTTGGTTAAAGTTTACTTCTACATAGCGAGGATTAATATTACCCTGCCAGCCGGCGGCCTTAATATCTTCTTTGGCATTCTGTGCCCAGTACTCACCACTGCGGTAAACACGATCACTGCGCCCGCCAACGTCTTCGATACGCCAGCAATAACTACAGCCGGCTGGTCTCTTACCGTCTAACATTTCACGTCGTTGTTCTTTCTTCTCTAAGGTATTGTGAAGTGCGCTGGGGTTAACTCCTAGTTCCTCTAGAGGAATCTTATGCGTTGGCGGATGATAACAACTATGCGTCATTCCATTAGTAAGATGCATAGATACCTGCGCCCACTTTGCATAACACATAGTAGGACTAATAGTGTCTAATTCTTTTTGTGCTGCATCTGCGGCAGCTTCATAATGACTAGTCATAAAATGGTTTCATCTGTTTGTACAATAAATCAGCAAAGTTACTATGGAATTCTTCTGTGCTGTGATCTACTTTTCTATGATTCTTATTATTCTCATCCCAATAGTTAGGATTATTTTGATAGTAGTTAAAGGGATTAACAGTTAAAATGTGAAATCTATGTGTATCAATACTGCTCGCCCAACCGCTATATAATAAACTTAATAACTGTTGGCCGTTTATACCATCAACAGCTTTTTCGTATGAACCATTAGTTAGTGGCACAAACGGCATAACAAATATTTTGTTACCAGGAAACTTTATGTCTAAAGCAGATAATGCAGTAGTTAAGAAACATAGATTAGTTAACAAAAGATCCCATTCTGCGATTGTTTTTTTAACTATTGACACAGTTTCTAAATTGGAAGAAATCTCTCTTATACCTCCCCAAGGTAGATATTGTGCACCATTAGTATACCAATGTAAAGCTGTTTGATGATTAACGAGCTCTCTTAAAAAATCATCATTGGAATATCTTACATGATTATAATCAATAACATCAGGTGTGTGCATTGTGACACCATCAAACCTAGTATCACCTATATTTTTACGCCACTGTGAAGTCTGCTGTATTAATATATCATCGGTTGGTTCTATTACTTCATTTTGTATATCATGAATAATTCTACTTGTGATCTGCTGGTTAGAAAAACCGCCAATGCCATTTAGAATAATTTTATCATAGCCAAGTTTCTGTCCTGCTAGGTTTGCGTAGTTCGTTTTTGAATCAGAGTCATGTTCAGTACCACCGATAGCTGCATTTGCGCTGCCACTACTAAAACTACAGCCGTAGACAACTAGCCTCTTTTTGCTCATTGAAGCAGGCCCTTTTCCAACAAGTCTTGAATCTGCTTTTCACGAATCATTACACCCCAGCGACGTGGGTTTACAAAAGTCTTTTTAAAGAACTTACACATCTGTGTGTCTGGATCAAACAGCATCATTTCGTTAATGCTTTCATTAAGCTCTTTACCTAGATCGCATACAGTATTATACAACATTTCTTTGTTCCATGCAACCTTTGTATAGCGGCAAACTGTATCGCCCACAAACTGCGGTGCTACTTCTTTGTTAAAAAAGTCTTTGAACCATTCATAATCTGAAATTTGATTAGTATCCCAGTCGGTTAAAACAGTTTTATAGCATCCTAATCGGGCTCCGTAGATCGCCCAAAGTCCGTTCTCTACATCGCTGCCAATATTGCACCATGTTTGTAAACGATTGTAATTCTGCCACCAAATCTTTTGAATAAACTCATCAGCACGAACACGCTTACCTTGATCCAAGCTCATCTTTACACCTTCTCTAAAGCCAGCGCGGAATGCTTGAAATGGGCTTGCTGTTTGATGTACTTCGCTGAATGTATCATTAAGCTGAATATAGTTTAACTTCCAGCAAAATTCCATACCCTCTCCGTCATCAGCTGACTCGTGTGTATTCATTCGTAGTGCGTATTCTTTGGGCCAGCACTTTAGTCCACCGTTGCCGTATACTAGGCCGTTAAGCAAGTTCTTAGCGTTCCAGCTAAAGATGCTTTCACTGATATCATTACCGTCATGGTCCGTATCAGGTACATCTAGAACCTGTTCAAAAAATTCGTCCATAACGATGTTATCACCGTCTACTGTAATAAAGCGTTCAGTTTCACTTTGGCGGGCGCACTCTTTATGGGCAGCATCAAATCCCTTGACACCGTGTACACGCTTTGCCCATGGCACCTTGTTTAGCAGGTCGGCCCAGTTTTCTTCTGCATTGGGCTCATCATAAGAGATATAGAAGATGTCTAGTTCGGTAACATCAATTTTAGCCATATGTGTGTCCTGTGATTAAGTACGCACATATTTATCAAACACTTTTGAGGTATAGATACTACATTGGCTGTAGTTGTCGGGCAAGCTAAAACTAATAGTCTTCTTTTCTACCAAATTTGGCAGGGCAACTGAAATTGTAGTAAGCATGAAATGCGGATCGTTTTTGGCTGTAAGAAAAAACTTTAATATTTTTTTACCATTGATTGCTATTTGACTTTTATCAATTTTAGAATACTTATCCAGCATATTATCACTTAGTGTAACTGTGAATTCTGTTGGCGATAATGAACATGTAATATCAGGCGTCGAGACGTTTTCTGTAATCAAATACAAAAAGTCGTTGTCTGCACTCACATGTATCTTTTCAGTGGGTCTAGACTCAATACTGTAAAGATTATCTACAAACTGATCCTTTTTAACATAAAATAGATTTATATTTTTGCCTTCTAGAATTCTAACCTGTTCCCATGTGAATTCATGACTGTTAGTCCAGGACGGTTCTGGTATTACATCTTCTTTAGTAACACATAAAATATTACCTGCATCGTCAAAATATACCATGTAAGGTCTTGCTTCGACTTGCTTCATTAAGTCTCTGGCAGATCCGCCAGCAGCCTTTTTAGCTTCTAAAAACTTAAGGCGTCGTTCTTCTGCTTCAGATACCATAATCTTTTTCCATTTGTTTTATCATGTTAGATGTAAGCCAATCCTTCTCAACATAGTGAAAGGGTAGGTGCTGTGCAAAATTTCCAATATGAAAATCTTTATAACTTCTATAATAAGTGGGTAGAGTGTTGCTCCAGTTTTCATCGATTAAACTTGTGGGAACATTTTGAATATGACTTTTCATATGAACAAAGGTCGGTACTGTGTCAATATTCTCTCGAGTACATTCGTGCTCAATATCCAGTAATTTCATAGCCAGTGCAAATGCCACGTCACCACTTAAAAATTCTGGCTTACCCTTAGGCATATATTTAAAAAAGAATCTCTGCCAATTTTGAAATATGATTTCGTTCATAGCAAATAATTCACTAGCTAACTCGCACTTTTTAAAGTAAAAGAATGCTGTATATACATTTGGTAAATTATTAAGTGTAAAATACTTTCTATAGTAGTCACTACTTACTATTTCACCTTTGTAGGTGCGTACCTTAGTAGTAGCCCATATATCACGCTGACTTAAAATATCCCACCAATGACTGACATCTGTAGGGAATATCATATCAGTATCGAGTATGACTGTTTCATCATACGGAGTCATATACAGGTATTTCCATTTGTTATTAATCTTCCAGTCCGACTGCTCAGCTTCGTCGTTCCACGGAATATCAACAATATGGTCAAACACTTTTTTATGTTTACTTGTAATTAGTTTTTTTGTTGCCGGATCGACACATACAGTTAGATTATTAACTGTGCTTTGAGTAAGTTTTAAGTTAAGCGCAAGAGCATATGCCTGTTGAAGATAATCAACAGACTTTGTGTTTTGTGCTATAACAATATAACCTCGACTCATTTTTTCTTCTTTTTACTTTTTTCTTCTACTGTTAATTGTCCGAATGCTAAACTATATCTAGCTTTCTTAGTTATTAATTCGTATCCATTGAAACTGACAATTTCTTCTTTGCTTTCTTTTTCTAAGAAACTTTTAAAATCGCTTAAACTGTTCCACTTGGTTTTGTATTTCACTTTACACCGCTAGCTAACACAATCTTACAAATATGTTCTAGGCGTTCAATGTGTTCCATGGCACGCCACGGACTTGTATCGATACTTACCACACCATGTCCTTTAATGCCCACAATGTCGTAGGCAATGTTGCCATCTTTATCAAGTTGTAAGTTCTCATGACACTTTGTGGCTAGTTCTTCACTGATGGGCGGAACGTCTGGCACATTAGGTGCTACTCGCGTATAGCGTCCTAGTTCAGGAAAATATTTTACTAAATCAGCTAGTTCAATGCCGGCGTGCATAGCTGCTACACAATATGTAGGGTGCAAGTGCATAACTACTCGTACATCGTCTTTGTGTTGTCCTAATGCTTTTTGTAACCCAAAGTGCAGTGGAATTTCACCGCTTGGTTGCAACTCGCTAGAGATAGAAGTATAAGGTAGAATTTTGCAGATTGTTTCCGTACCAGTATCCATTAATCCAATCTTCTTAAATTGATCGGGCTGTAGAGTTTGTTTACGCACACCGCTAGGCGTAATATAGAAATGATTACGGTCATGGTGACGAATACTTACATTGCCGTCGCGACTGGTAATCCAGTTGCGCTTATATGCTTCTACTAGTGTATCACAAATTGTTTCTAACATGATCTAACATTTCCTCGCTTATTCTGTTTATTGCCCATTTATTCATAACATGCAAATCTACGCCACTCCATTTAGTTAGTATAAAGTCTCCAGGGCTGCGAGGCTTTTCTAAATACATGATTAGTGTTTTTTCATCTATAGCTTTATGTATATCATCTGTGTCAAATGTTTTATATAGCGTTGTTGGTAACTGTGGAATACCCTTATCAACAAATCCGCTCATAACATGAGCTGCGATACTGAAACTATAGTCATTTCTATATAAGTTACCAGACCACCTGTACAAATCTTTATAGTAAGCAATATTGTTTTTTACATGCTTAACTAAATTAAAAAATGTTTCAGCATAAGCAGACTTTTTAAAATAAACAACAGTTGCCCAATACATAGTAATACCAAAAGGATTTAATCTATCTAGAGTATAATCTTTGCGGTCAAACATTATATCTTGATACCGCCAGTTCATCATTATTTCTTCATTGTGTCCCCAACACTGGTTAAGCGTATCGCTAAGTATCAGATAATCAACATCAAGTAAAATCGTTTCGTCGTAGGGACTTAGGTCATAAGCATCACAGCGATTTATATTATAGAATGGTAATTGTTTTGCGGTGTGACTAGTATCTTTAAACACTCTAATATTTTGAGATTTGAATTCTTTGTCTTTTTCAACTACAATTAAATTGTTAATCGCAGATTTAATTAAATCTTCGCCAAGCGATTCGACAGCGTAACTATAGCTGTGTGGATCTGTAACTACAGTGATGTTGCTTATACCTAGATGCTTTTGTATGAGTAAGCTGTTAATAACCGCAAGTTTAAAATAATCAATCTCTGCGTTATTGTGAGCGAACATTATAAAGCCTCGACTATTCTCCTTTTTCATTGAGATCTAATACCTTGTGTACTTTGCGGGCTTTGCGTAGTTTCTCGTACTCAGCATAGTAATCGTTAGTAACTTCAAAATAACGACTAAGTATTTCTTCATAAAACGGTTTAACTTCTACTTGAACAGGATTATCATAGATGTCCAGCAATATTGCTGTGTCCTTATTTGCATCAACTAATAGTTTACAAAAATTGATCAATGTAGTATCAATAGTAAAAGTTCCGCCGTTAACACTATAACTCAAAAGACTTTGCGTCTTAGCTCGTAATTGTGCTTGTTGATTATTTAGAGATGTTCTGTAGTTTGAAAACTCTAGTGCTTTTTCTAATCGTGTACTCATATCAATATTTACAAATAAAAAAAGCCAGCTACCGAAGTAACTGGCTTTTTAATCTACTCTTTTATGTAATTACTTGGGCTTGACCCAGGTAAAATTACTCAGCAGCTTCAACTGGTGCAGCTTCTGCTGCAACAGTAGCATCAGCTGGTGCAGCTTCGGTAACAGCAGCTTCGGCCGGAGCCTCAACAGCTGGTGCAGCCTCTACTGGGGCAGCTTCTTCCTTCTTACCGCAAGCAGTAAGAGCTAGTGAAAGAGCTAAAGCTGAAACGATTGCAAATGACTTCATAAAGTATTCACTCCTATTATTTTTACAAATCTTCGTTATATTTACGCAAGCAAAAAAAAGCCAGTTAAAAAACTGGCTTTTTCTTTTTATTTAAATTCTATTATGAACCGCTAATTGCGCCCATTGAAACAGTTGGAGCAGCAACAGTAATAGTTGAACCGCTAGCGTCCGGTAGTGCTCTTCTAGAATTTAGAGTTAATGTACCGTCGATGCTGTCAGTGTAACCACTTGCTTCATCACCTGAACTTGGAACGCCATCCGGACCAATAGCACCGTCGGCCGCTGCTGCGGCAGCAGCAGTATAAGGATCACTATATGTAGCTCTTAGTGTAACCACAGTTGGGTTAGTTATACTGTCAACTTTTCCTTCAACTTTAAAGAAGTTTGATGCGTAAGCACCTGAACCATATTTAATATACAATTGCTGATAGGATGCAGTTAACTCATAAAATCCAAGTCCTGCAATAGTACCAGTTGAACCTGTGCAAATTGTGTCATCATGAGTTAAAAATACATCAGCCATAGAACTTAACAGTGATGCCCAGTTTGTATTTTGTGTAGTAGCAGAACCGCCAGTTCTGCTTGAACTAAACCCAATACGTCCGCCTGCATTAAAATAGCCACGGCATGCACCTTCACTTGCCCAAGTAAATGTTGTTTCTTCTGATAGTGAACTAGTCCATGCAGTAGACCTAGTAACTGAGCTTGGTGTTGATAAAGTTCTAGAAGCAGGACTAAATCTGTTGTCCCAACAATCTTTGATGTTTAACATCAAGTTGTTCCAAGTTGCAGCAGTGATTGAGGTTGCTGTTGTTACGTCAGTACCAACGCCTGTTCTTAGCGTTTGACCTAAAAATGCACATAGGGACTGCACTTCGTCCTGTAGTCGCTTAAAACCACCAGTAGCATTATCAGCATATACTAAGCCGCTGGCGCTAGCAGCAGTAAGTGCTGTACCGCCTTGAGTGTATCCAAAAGTACTAGAAGCAGTATAAGTGCCTAGCGTAACATCTTGTGCTGTACCAAGCAGGTTATTAACATTGGTTCTAGCGTTGTTGAAATCAACCGCTTGAACGGTGTCAGTAGCTGCTACGACTTGCGTCATATTAGTACCGCCTGTTATTGTAACTGTTGAGCCTGATGGCATAGTTTTCTCCTAAAACCTTATATTTTATTTATAGTATTACTGCTTCAACTACACCGTCGCCTGCATCTGCTTTTGATTCTAGTGCAATAGCAAATACATCATTTGCGTGCATAACGCCAGCAGTTGCACAGCCATTGTTTGAAGCTATGAGTCTGTCACCTTTATTGATGACGCCAGTAACTTTAACTGGCACACGACCTTTAAGTGCTACGTAGGTTCCGCCTTCAAGCTCACTGTTCATCATGTAAGCTGGGTTAGCTGATACTACACCAATTGCACGTTGTCCAAATCCTGAAGAAGCTGTAACTTCTTTCTCTCCACCGACTACCATAACAGTACCAACTTCGTAGTCAGCATCTGCTAGATATTTTTCTGCCAAGTCAGCATATCGTGCTGTTGTTGCTGTACCGCTAAATGTAGTAGCATAAATTGTACCAAACTTGTTACCGCTCTGGCCAATATCGCCAGTACCGTCAGTACCTGTTTTAGTAATTGATGGTGTATTTAATGCTGTGCTTACAGTTATGTTAGCAGCGAAAGCATTTTGTACTGGTGATCCGCTGGTTGCAAGATCAGCTGTGTTAAAGTTTATTACATCATTAACTGTGATGTTATTAGCATATACATGGTTAACAGCCGTTGCGGTGTTTGCACCAATTGAAACTGTACCGTTTGTTAAAATTGAGCCTGATGTACCGTTACCTAAATAGATTGTACCAACATATGCACTAGCAAATTTAGCACTACTACCACCAAGTGTAGCAGTATTGTCGCTGGTTGGGGAATATGTTAGTTTATCATCGTGCCATACGGTGCTTGCTGTAATGTTTGAGCCGTCGGCACCAACGCTACCAGTATTTAATCTATAAGCAGCATCTGCTCTATATGATCTTTCAGATAGTGCTAATGCTGTTGTATTATATTCTGTACGAAGATTCAGACCTGGACGGATTGTAGCACCAATACTACCAGAAGCTACTAATTCAGTATACCAGTTGATACTTTCGCCTTCGGTATTATTTGCAGCATTAGCAACTGTAAATACAGCATGGTCACTGAAGATGCCCATGATAGTTTCTTTACCGTTAACTGTAGTAGTTGTGCCTTGGTTTACTGCACCATCAGAAGAATCATTTACATATACTAATGCTAGAACGGCCCGGTCAACACCACTACTGTCTTTGAGGAAAATGTTTCGTAGTTTTGTACCGTAATTAGTAGGTGAGCCAATATTTGTGGTTGAGCTATATGCGCTTGATACTTCACCTGAGTATCCTGTTGTTTTAAACGAGGTTCCATCATATACATAAAGTTTGTCAAGTACGGTATTGAACCAAGCAGTACCTGCTACAAGATTTGTAGTTGGCTGTGTACCAACAACAATGTTTGTTGCTCGCTTCCAATTTGTTCCGTCGTAAACTCTTAGCAGGCTTTCAGCTTTATCATACCAAAGCTGGCCTGTAAGTGTGGTTCCGGGGGTTGGCGCAGTAGCACTGGCAAAGTTTTCTAGATGACGGATGGAGTTTTGTACAAAGTATGCGCCGTAGTTGGATACGTTTCTACCTACTAGCGCGAGCGAATAAGTACTTGTATCAACCGTTGAGTCGGCTACACTAATTGTTATGCTACCATCTGCATTACTGACTGTATATGGCATTTCTTTTTCCTCAATTAGCTCAACTGTATTCTAACAGTATAAATGATTTCAATTATTCTATTCTGTGATTTTTGCACAGGATGAAAAATAACATGTGTTAGCATGGTACTGGTATCGATAGGGTCGGCAGCGGTTGGATCTGATGGATAACTGAATAATCCAATCTCATCAAAAATATAATCGCCTTCGTTTGTTGTACTCTGGTCAAATACGTCTTGATCGTTGGGTTCGTCGTATCCTAGTGTACATGTTACTTTAATATCTGTATAGCTTGGGCCAGGTAAAATTTCAATTTTATCTGTAGCAGTTCCGCCTGAAATAATTTTCTTATAGGTTCTACTGTATAAGCTAGCACTACTTTCGTATGCTTCGCTAACACGCGGAGTTTTATAAATTACTCGTCCAGAAGTATCAACGCTAGTAGCGCCATTGCCAAAAGCCAAATATTGTAGATATGCACCCTGAGCGTTGTTTAATGCGTTGGCAACCATGTTTGCCATGTTGCCGTAGTGGATAGCGTTACGCTTATTAACCAACTCTTCGCCTGTTTTTTTATCGCGGATAAGAATGTGACCGCTCATATTAAGACCGGCTGTATCGTCTGGTTCGCGCTCAGATTGTGTATCTTTTTCGCTATTCATCAAACTATCACCCTTTTCATTACTTGCTAGCATATTGTGTTTATTTATCACTTTTTTCATTCTCTGTATTATAACTCTACTTAATTATAGATCGTGTAAGAATTTCATAATACTTGTGACGTTTGAAACGTCTGCATTACCAAGATCTGCTAGACTGCTTGCCCCTGTATCTAACCAAACATTAGATTCGGGGTTCAAGTCATTAAATGTTTCTTCGCCGTCGCCGGGGAATACTTCTACTGCAATTGGGGCGCCAGTAACATCCATAACTACCCAATTTTGTATAGCAGTACCTGCTACACCTCTGGTTAATCCACCAAATGTGTTACCAGTTTTTCTTTCGTATAGTACTTTTTCAGAGCCTAGCCACAATACACCAGGAACTTGTGGTCTTGGATCAGCGAAACCGCTAGAGTCAACTACTGTAATTTCTGTAGAGTAATTGAACACATTAGCTGCTAGTGTAGTCTTATTGTTTTCTAGGATTCTCAAATATTCTGTCTGACCAAATAGATTTTGATGTATTTGATACTGAACATTACTTGCATTAGCACTTGCTGTGTTAGCTGATACTATTGTTGCATTTGTTACAGCTTCATCAAACAGATCAATCGATGTGTAAACACCAATTCTATACTGCACATTGGCATTTGCTAGTGCTGCAATATTTGCGCTTGTAAAGTAATCATCCTCAATTGTAAATGTACCTGCTCCAGTAATTGTATTTGCTGTTACATTGCTTACATAGAAGAATGTATTTGCATTTGCACTTGGTATATACAGAGTGTTTGTTGATGTACCCTGAGGTATAATCAAGTTACCGTTTGCATACAATTGCACCAGTGCAGGGAATGTAGTATCCCTATCTGCAGGGAATGTAACAGTAGCATTACTCATTGTTGCATTTACATAGAATACATTGCTCGACCCTACTGATACAATACCATTAGATAACAGCGTAATATTTCCGCTATAATCATAGTTTGCTAAACTTGCAGAATCATATGGGGAACCAGCAGCATCAAAAGATACTAATGTTGTTGTTACATTTGAGATAGTTAAATTATTACCGCTTGGATAGATATTTGTTGTAACACGCATGATCATTGATTCCAGCGGGCTTAACATTACCATTTCTTCTGGACGCTCTTCACCGTAGAGAACACGCTTGAATGTTACGCCATCGAAGCCTTCATAGGTAGTGTTGTTTCTACGGAAAGTTATATTGCCCTGAACACTCTCACTGAAGATGCCTTGATAGTTAATTACATCAATTCTTTCATCCCATTCAAAGCTGTCCCATGCAGCAGTATCCCAGGCAAATACATCCAAGTAATCTGTTGTTGTATCTAGTCCAAATACAGCATTAGTAAAGACATTTGCATCTAGAACATCGCCTCTGAAGTTACCACCAACTTTATCCTTAACTAGTGCTAATGTCAATGACAAGTTACCAAGATTGATAACATCTGTTAGGTAGTTAGCATCTATTACAACATTGTTGAAATTAGCAATGTTATTTGCAGGATCGTGTGCAATGACTTCTTCAACGAACATTGATTGCACTTCTGAATCAAACTTGAAGATACGATCAACAGCTCTAGTATTAGCATTAGCTGAAACTTCTGCATTTGACTGCATTGATAGGTTCGCTATGTTTCTAGCGATGCTGCGATTTATTGTTGTTGTATTTGCATTGAATCCAGTTTGGGTCATTTCCCAGTTAGTTCTATCAAATACAATTGTTGTTGTACTGCGTCTAAATGGTGCAGCGTTCTTGTCTAGAATACTGTTGTAATTGATGTATCTATCGTCGTTGGCTAAAATATTAGCATCATCTAACACGAAGTCATCGAGTATTCTAATATTGCCTGTCAATGGATCTGGATATGGTGGCTTATCAAAGTCACTGATCATACCAACACCAATAACTTCTGTTGGTGCTCGCTTGCCGTCCTTGTACTCACGAATCTTAGCAGTGAACGGCTTGGCTTCGTTCATGTATTCGATAACCTTTTCAAAGTTCTCTGGCTTGAAGCCAACGAACTCAATTAGATCTTCTTCATCCTTTTCTACATAAACATATGAAGTCTTAAATGCCCATGATAGTTCACCTTGCTCCATATAAGCATGTTTCATTAGAGCAAAGAACAACACATTCCAATACTGAGTATTATTGAATACATTATCTCTCAGAGCTTCTAGCAGGCTTCTTAAATCTGCCGGCTCTGTTTCTGGGAATGACGATGAATTGTATACTGAATTTTTAATCTTAATAGTTTCATTTTCAATAGCAATCAATTTGTATGACTGCGATTCATAATCAAACATCCAAAGCTGTGCCCGGTCTCCGGTTGATCCTTTGACCTGCAATACAGTACCGTCAGGAACATTTAGATTAGATTCAAGTTCACTGATGCTGGAAACATTGTAAATTGGCTTATAACTGCTATCGTATCTTACTTTAGTGTTAGTTGACTGATCAATGTATCTTACTTCGTACCAAGTGGCGGATTCAAATACATTGCTAGGTTCTAAATTAGCATCCCAGTTTGGATAGATTGAGTTTAGCTTAATATCTGCTAGAATTTCATTTAGCACATATGTCATTACTCGTCTTGCTTCCCACATGTCATCAAACATAGTTTGACGTGGACGGAAACTGATGCCATAACGCTCTACATTGCTTAGTCGTCTATCTGGAACAAATTCGCCAACAGCGTTTTCACCGCATAGGCTGTCAATTAGTTTCTCAGATAAGTGTTCTGGTACTATGCTGTTGTTGTCGCCTTCGCGCATTAGTTTCCATGCAGTATGCTTAATGCCATCTGCATTTAAATTACGGCTTAGATTGATTTGAATTACACCGCTATCCTCAGGTAGTATCTGCCCAATGTTGTTTAGAACAAATGAGTTTTCACTAACAAAGCTAACTAAGTTTAGACCGTAACCACTTGGGTTAGCGATAAACTTAGCTAATGTTTCAGTGTCATGTTTTCTACCCAGTTGCTCTACTAATCTAGGATCTAGTTTAGCACGATTTTGTACCCAGTAATAGTAGAAGTTTTCATACTTCTCATTTACTTCATCGTATCTTCTTTCAGTTACATATCTATCTAGCCAACGAGGGGTACCGTCACCTGTCCAGTTTTGTGGTAGTGCGCGGCTTTCTACCCATTCGCATACTGTAATTGTACTTCCCGGGAAGGTTCTGCCCCAGTTCTTCCAACGCTCAATATCGCTGCCCTGTTCGTACCACATGTAGCGAAGTGTGCTGGTATCCCACCATACCTTACCAATATTGTTTTGGCCAAAGTTAGTGCGAGCATTATTATAGTTTACTGGATCGCTAGTTCCAACGAAATGTATTTCGTTGCGAATAAATCCTGGAATAATACCCTTAAACGGATCCCAAAATTCAAAGTCTGTAATCTTAGCACCATCATCCTGATTATAAAGAATTACATTCTTCACATAGTTAGGATTGGTTAGCGGTGTCTGCCAACGCTTAGGGACACCGTATTCTAGATATGCCCAACCACCGTCTGTGAACCCTGTCATGGATACATTTGCAGGATCAGTGTTAAAGTAACTGTCGATCCAAACTTTAGGTTCTGTAGCTAAACTAATATTTGAAGTATCTGTAGCATCGACTTCTTCAACAAGATCAACATTGAGGAAACGCTTGCTTTCAAACACAAACACATTGGTTGTTTGTCTATTAGTGTTACCGATTAAGTTTACATTTTCACCAAAGATAGTTTGAATATCATATTCATACAATTCATTGATGAACTCTAAATCGCCTGGTAGGCCTAGGCCAGTGTCTAGCCCTTCAACAGGTGGTTTTAGTCTAAAATCAGTTGGATTCTGTGCAGAACCCTTGTTTAGATTGCCAAACCAGCTATTTGGATCAGTTTGGATACTGTTAACGCACAACAGTGATAGTACCTGTGGTGGTTCAACAGTATTATAACCTTCAGGGCCATAATTTGCTGCATCCTGTTCTGGTGTTAAGAGCCCAAATGCACTATTCTTATATAGTTCTTCAATTTGTGCAGTAGCCTGCTGACCTGTTAGATTTGGTGTGCTTAATGTAGCTTCGATACATAGCATACCGTTGAAATAGTCACCAACAGGTATACCTAATTTCTCTGGGAAGCCGGGTGTGCCAGTGATTCGAACTCCAGGGAAGCCAGGTGTTTTAATATCAACTTGATCAATGCCAACACCAACTGGTACAACATCTACTGAAATATCTCTAGGTCGATAGCCTGCATCAGCAAGTGCGTTGTTCATTTGTAAAGCAACAACTTCTGGCGCACTAACATCTGCTACCGTATCTGGTAAACCTAATGCTTCCTTCGCTGTGCCCTTTTCTGAGCAATCCGGAACTTCCATTGCTGTTAAGAACAGTCTTGCACCTGAACCGCCAGCAATTGCTCGTGGCTCAAAGTAGTTGCCAAAATCAATATCAGCAGGATCAGTATTGATAATCTGTTGCTTGCTGATAAATTGACCGCCAATGTAAACAAAAGTTAGCGGATCGTATGCACCAGGTGTGCCGTTAAACAATTCATAACGGTATCCGATACCACCGTCATTAAATGCTAGAGGGTCGTTAACACGCTGACCGTTTACAAGTCTATAACCTTTAAATGCTGTTGGATCAAGTACTCGACGATATTCGTCTAGATCTGCCCAATCAGGATGCTTGTTATTTTGATTAATGTTTGACCCGTCTGTGTTGACAAACGGTGGTTGTTGATATTCAGGGTGGCTACCGCCGTATAGAATATTATTTCTTAGAGGATCAACTAAGCCCAATGCTTGTTCTGGGAACGAGTTTTGGCCAATTGGTTCATAATCATACTCTAGTGGGATACCCATTGTTAGATCGGATGGGAATACCTTATATAATCCTCTGTCAATAACTCTTAGAGCAGTAATTGAACCCTCAGCATCTGTACCAGTAACAATAAATTTAGCAATACGCAATGGACCGTTTAGTGATCTAAAGTTGTCAAGCATCTGTACCTTAGTGCGTGATGTTGTATCTGTTGTGCCATCACCTGCATCACCTGCTTCGGCTGTTGCTGGATCGATACCAATTCGTGCATGAACCATTGGGCTTGATCGTCCTAAACGAGGATCGCAAATTTCAACTAGTCCTCTGTAGTTTAATGGTTCGACTACAGTATACTGAATAGCACCTGTGTTTAGAGCATTTACTACAGTTGTATTAGCAAAGAATCTATCGGAAACTGTAAATGAACCTGCGCCTGTAAATGTGTTAGATACATTTACATTGCTTACATAGAAGTTAAAGTTATTAGCTGCATTTGCATATTCATTTGATGCTGCAAACAACAATGTTACCCAAGTATTGGCTTTTACTGTCGCAACATTACCGCTAATTGAAATATTACTGTTGCTTAAGAATGTAGCATTAGCTGAAGCATTGTAAGTGGTTGCAGAAACTGTAATGTTTGCAGCAGCAACTCTATAAAACTTTTCTCTAACAGTAGTCGTATTGTTTTGCTGTGTTGTGTCCTGAACTAGTAAGATAGTGCCTCTGCTATAAACAGAGCCAGCTACTGATGCCAAATCCTGAGCATTAATTGTAGTGTACTGGCCATTAAATCTTTCACCAATATCAACAATCTTTACATCTGGTGGTGTTTGAGAATCGTAACCGATACCCCAGTTTACCATTTCAATAAATTTGATACCGCCTGATTCGTCTAGCTCTGTAACAATAGCTTCAGCACCAAAACCAGGGGCGTCATTGCCGCCGATTACTACGCGAAGATTACCTACATCGGTGTATCCATAGCCTGGATCATCGATACACATTAATGTTAGTGGACCTTGAGTATTGTTTACAGGTGTACCGCCAATTAGTCTCAGTCTGTCGCCTACACTATATCCACTACCACCAGTAGAGAAGTTTGTTGTGGTTGTAGCAGTAGTTGTTCTAGCACCAATAATTGAATTACCTAGATTCAATACTGATTCTAGTTCATCGTCACTGTCAAATTGAGTCCATTCAGTATCTATGGGTAGTCCTTCTTCGTCGCCAACACCATACACATTTAGAGCTCTATCTGTATAGCTCTCGCCGGCAGTTACGGATCTGCTTTGATCAAAACCTCTGCTGATATGGAAGTCAGCTACCTGTTTTAGTTTACCTGGTCCGCAACCATTCTGTACATTGAAAGGATTATCTGAGCATGATCTTAGTACAAGGTTACCTGTAGCTTTATTAATATCTGCGCGAATACCAATGTCAGCACAGTTAATTTGTGCCTTAAATGTTTCTGCTGTTGTACCAGGTATTATTGTACGGCCATTGATTACAAGCTCAGAACCTTGTGGTATGTTTGCAAGATTCTGTGCCGATACACTTGCGGTAGGTGTTGGTTTTACCATTCTAGCAATAGCAGGAGCACCAGCTGGAACAAGGGCACCATTTGCATCATATACGAGCGGGGTAATGTTAATAGTTGGGAAAGCTGTATACTTAATTTTATCTTGTCTATTTTCAAATGGTGCTTCCGCTAGCGGAGTTTCAATAATTGTATTATTTGTGGCGGCTGTTAGTCCGCCGTTGGTTTCTGCGATTACTTGTTTTTCGGAAACACCTGTACCCGGAACGGTCGGCCCGGTAGGTGATAATGTAATGCCGCCAGCATTGTTATTATTTGTAACAACCATGCCGTTAACCACATTGGTAATCGGAACTGCCATAGTGTCAAGCATAAAGGTACTGCCAATTCGCTTTGGACTATAATTAACAGCTCTAAATGTATTGTCTAGATTTAACTGCGATGTCTTAAGCCATGGCTGCGAAGAAACCTGTGATGACTCTAGTGGACGAGGTGTTCTTGAAACAACGGTTAGCTTTTTAGCTAAAGGAATAACAAATCCGCCCGTAACTCGCTGACTAGTAGCATTTACGAATCTATTACCGTCGAGTGCAACAGAATATCCATAGCTTTGAGGGTCTATAACTTTCTTAGTGTTTCTAATCTTAAAGCTAGCTGGCATATAAGTAGTGCCAGTCATTTCTGGCTGTGAATAGCCAGAGAAGTTAAAGGTACCGATAGCATCTTGAATTGCACGCTGCTGCTCCGGCGTTAGATTATCAAAATTACCAGCGCCGCCG